TGGCGGCGGCTTCGGCCCGCGCCTTCTGTTCGGCGGCGATCACGGCTTTTTCGTTTTCGTCGTTGATCGCGGCGATCTGCCGATCGTAACGGGCCTGCCATCCAGCGTCAGCGTGGTGATAGCCCTCGGCATAGATCTGGCTGGCGAGCGCGGCGCAGAGACAGGCCGCGACCGCATAATGCTTGAGAGGGGAAGGCACATAGACCAGAGCCGCCACAGCCGCCGCCACGGCGAGGATGGAAACCAGCGTGCCCGCATGGCCGATCACGTCGAAAAGAGAGAGCATCAGCACGACCTCCAAACGCCGCCTTGCAGCCAGCCGTGCCATTTGCATTCGCACCCCTGGCAGTTGACGGAAGGCGTGAGAGTCGGCGCTTCAAAGTTGCCGTCCCAGAGCCATGACGCGTGCGGCCCTTCCGGCTTTTTCAGGTGGCCGATCTTGATCGAGCCGCAATAGTCGACGGAACGGCGCGGATCAGGGCAATTGAATTCGAGCCGATCGACCTTGGCCGGATCATCGGTCCCTTTGCCTTCCGCATCCTTGAACTTGAAATCGCCGTGACGCGCCTCGAAAACAAAGCCGTCGCGAACCAGCGTTTTGTTCGTCGCGCCGTCGGTAATCCCGGTCGTGAAGGGAAAGTCCGAGGGCCAACGACGCCCTTTGATGTCAACCATCACTCAGCCTCCGGACGCGCGACGAGATCGACAGTCTGACCGGCGAGCGCGTGGCTGCTGTCGCTGAAGCCCCAGCCGTTGGGGCCGACATTGATCGCGTGGAGCGATTTGCAGCCAGGGCAATAAAACCCGATGTGATCGCCCTGGATGACCCTGAGAACGCCTTTTTGCATGGTATCAGCCCTCCATCAGGCACAATTCGCGCTCTTTTTCGCGCCGGCGGGTGAGGCCAGGCATGACGAATCCGGCGGCGCGGTTGAAATGCAGCAGCGCGTCGCAGCCGCCCCGGATGTCGCCCGCGTTGAGCCTGGCGACGACGCTCGAGCGGCAGACGCCGCCGACCCCGATATTGTGGGCGAGGCTCAGGACGGCGACATAGCGCGCGTCGGTCATCGGCGCGTGGACGCACTTCTCAATACCGTCGGCCTCGCGGTCGAGATCGGCCAGCAGCAGCGCCTTGCATTCGGCCAGGCTGGCGCGCTCGCCGGGCGTCACGTCCGGGCCGGTGTGGCCGTAGCAGACGGTCCACGGCTTGCCCCTCGTTGCGGGGTCTGGATAAGCATTCTGCCGCAGGCCCTCGAAGCCGCCGACGACCGAGACAGCCAAAGCCGCCGCGATGCCGCTCTTGTGCAGGCGGTTGAGTTTCTTCGGGGCGTCAGCCATTGGCGTCGGTCCCCGGCTGTTTGAGGATGCGGGCGAGCCCGAACGAGACCGAGGCCAGGAACAGGCCGCCGGCGAAAGGCCATGCGCCGATCAGCGCCTTGGCTTCGTCCGAGATCATCGGCGCGACAAAAATGACGGCGCCGACCGTGATCCAGATCAGTGCGACCCGAAGCGACCACAGCCGCATGATTTCCCGCCGCCAGCCGTCGATCATGCGAGCGTTGGCCGCAGCCAGAAGTTTTGTCAGCGCGAGCAAAAGCGCCTCCTTTTTCAGTTTCGGAATGCGGAGAGGAAAAGCCACAGCGCGCCGCCAAACAGCGCCGCGAGCAAGCCGCCGGAGCGCGCGAAGGGCGAGCGGACGAACTCCAGCGCGAGGCGGCCGACGGCCTCCAGCGCGAGCATCAGGACCGTGAAGATGACGCCGACGCCGCAGGTCAGGACGATCAGCAAGACGCCGACGATCTTGACGGCGAGCACGGCGGCCTTCCCGATCATGGCCAGAAAATCGCCCAGATGGTGAAGGCGGAGGCGATGCAGGCGAAGGCGGCCAAGCCCAGTTCCGGCGTGATCATAGCTCACACCTTCTGGTCGTCCGGCGTGACGCATTCCGCGACGCGGAAGACGAAGCCGGGGTTTTTGTTGATCCATTCCGCGACCACGCCCATCACCATGAAGGCGCAGATTCCCGCGCGTTCAGGGAACTTGTCCTCCGTCACGCAGCGCGCAGGTTCCGCGGCGCGGCAGGCGGTGATCCTGACCTTGCAATCGTGATCGCAGGGCGCGGCGACGGCCGGCGAGGCGCACAGCATCGCCGCGAGAAACAAGGCTCGCATGTCAAACCCCTCGAATTTTATGGGAGCCTCAGAGGACCGCCATCAGGCCGTCTACGAGCGGGCGGTTGGTGAGATAGCCGTTCGTTGTCATGTGCAGCATGTCGAGCGCCGCCATACCCGGAACCCAGACACCGCCGTTGCGGACGGGCGTATAGGCCAGCGTCGTCGCGCCTTCGAGCAGCGCGCAGATATCCGCCAAGCCGTCTTGGTTGGTCGGGAAAGTCTGTCCGGTCGATGGCGATGTCGCCGTGATCGCTGCGCCGGGCGTCGTGGTCCCGGTAAAGGCTCCCGACATCACAATCGTGCTGGTGCTGTAATTGATCGATGAAATCGTGGCGCCGCCCGCGATGCCAGAAGTCGTTGATGTCATGACCTGGCCCGGGAACAAGCCAAGCAGCGTCAGGCTCGCGACCGCCGTAATGTTGGCGCTGCCATTGGTCAGCGTGCCGGTCGTCGCATAGGCTCCAGCACCGCGCCAAAAGTCATTGGCGGTGCAACGCACGATCTCCTGCGGCGCGCTCTGCGGAGCCTGTCCCGCAGTCGTGTTGCCGAGATCCGACGAGGTCGTGTAAGGCGTGATCGTCGTGCCATAGACCCGGTCAACGCCGTTGGCCTTGAGCGTGGTGGTGATCGTGTTGCGGTCTGGGATGATCTGCGCGGCGGATCGTCCAGCGGTGATGTCATTGCGCCCGAGTTGCAGAATTGCCGAGAACGGGGACGAAGAAGAAGCGCCAGCAGCGACGAGCAACGCCGCGCGCGCCGTGAAGCCAGCAGCCGCGACGCTGGCGCGATCGCCCGGAGCCGCCCAATTGAGATGCGGCCCGACCAGCGCCGCGCCGCGCCCGAACAGGCCACGCCCGCCGGCCGGATCAAACACGGTATCGTCCGTCTCGCCGAGGCTATCCGTGATCAGAACCCAGACCTTGCGGTCGGACATCACCGAGACATATTGCGGAAGCCAGTTGCTGGCCTCGCCGGAGCCGAGATAGGTCGAATCCTGCGTATGGCCGTAGCCGCCGGAGCCCGCCTGATATTGGTCGCCATTGCCGCGATCGGCGCAATTGGAATAGCCCATCGACGGAATGAACCCGCCGCTGCCCATTCCGATGTCCCAATTGATGATGAATTTCTTGCACGCCGGATTGACGACGCCAGGAATATCGACATAGCCGAGGGCGTTATTCGCGACCGCCGCCGACGAATAGGTCGCGGTCGTTGTGCCATCCGATTGCGTGATCGAGCAGCGCAGCGTCATTGTGCCGCCGTTGCCACTCTCGCCCGCGCCGCCGGTCAGGATCGCGCCGTTCCAGAAACCGATGCGGACGACGCCATTGATCGGAACATAGCTGATCTGCCAGCAGCGGCCGCCGCTCTGCGTGTTTGAGCCGGAGCGCTGGTTGGGGATGCAAACGCGGTTGGTGGCGTGCCGCAAACTTGGCGGCAGGGTGATGCGGTTGCTGGGCGCGACAAGGCTCAGCGACGGGATCGGAGGAAGATTGCTCATAATTTGCTCCGATCAATCGACGAAGATGGCGACTTGCGCGGAAGACGACGCCGCATAGACCTGGACGCGCCCCTTGAAGGTTTGGCTGGTCCATGACCCGCCTTGCGCGCCAGCGCCGGAGCCGCCGCCAAGCGCGAATACGCTCGCATTGACGGGCGCCGCGGCGTTCGCCGCCGTGCCGTCGTCGCGGACAATTGCGATCTGCGCGCCGGAGGTGTTTTCGATGTCGATATTGTTGCGCGACGGCGACGCCGCGACCGTCGCGATCAGCACATAAGAGGCATAGGGGCCCGACGCCGCGAAATTGGCGCCGACATTGGGCAGCGTCGGCTTGTTGGCGCTGTAATCGGCCCCGACCGAACCGGCCTGCGCGACGGAACTGCCGGAGCCGGCCACATAGACGACATCGGCATAAGTGCCGTCGCCCATGTCCTTGAGCTTTTTATTTTGGCCGGTCAGCACGGCATAGGTTATGTCAGCCATTATTCTTGCTCCAGACTGGGCGAATGGATCAGCTAAACGAGGGAGAGCGCGCGCTTTTTGTGAACGTGGTCACGGGTCCGGGACGGCGGTCACCGTCAATGTTCCGCTCATGACGTGGAAACGGCCGCCGTTCGCTTCATTGACGCGGGCGGTCTGGAAATAGGCGGTAGTCGATGCGCGCGTAGCGGTGTCATCTTCCGCGAGCGGAACCCAGATCCACCAGAGGCCATCCGCATCCTGCTGGAACGACGCCCCGCCATCCGTCGTGGTCTTGGTCAGCAGAATATCGGCGCCCGTGGAAGCAGCCGCTTTCGCCAGAGTCCATGTTCCGGTGGCGCCGGTCGGGTCGAACGCCGGCGGCGCGTCGACATTCAAGGGAATTTTCAGGGTTAGCGTATCGCCGGCCGGCATCGACATCTTGATATTGGAGATCATAGGATTCGCCTTTCCTGGCGCGGCAGGCTTCCGTCGAGCGTGATGTCGCGGACGATCGATCCATCGGATGAAACAGATCGCGTCAGGCCGCCCTGCAGGAGCGCCGACCGCTGAATCAGGCCGGGAAGTTCAATGGTGCGGACAAAGGTTGTGACCTGAAGCACCGCACTTTGCGTCACATCGCCGAGAGCCTGAACGCCAACCGCGCCGATGATGACGCTCGCGGCGCCCTGCGACGTGACCGAATCCAATAGCGCGGACGCCGCGCCTTGAACGAGCGCTTGCGCCGATGCGAACTGGACGACGTCGCCAAGCGGTTCTGTGCCCTGCGCGCTGTCTGGCAGGCGCGACGACGCTGCTTGCGCGACATCGCCGAGCGTGGCCGCGCCAGAGGCGTTGACGGGGACGAATGCCTGCGCGGATTGCGCCACATCGCCAAGCGTCTGCGCGCCGCTGGCGTTGATGTTCGGGACGTCGGTCGCCGTCGCCGTCTGCGTGACATCGGCAAGCGTTTGGCTCGCCGCCGCCGAGACGAGGGCGCCGGCCTGCGCGCTTTGGGCGATATCGCCAAGGCCCTGCGCCGCCGAGGCCGAAACCACGACGGCCGCCGCGCCGCTCTGCGTCAGATTGGCCAGCGAAACCGAGGACGCCCCGGAAACGACGACGCCGGACGCGCCGGCCTGCGTCATATTGCCGAGGGTCTGCGAACCTGCGGCGGCGACGACTAGCGCCCCGACCCCGGCCTGCGTGACGTTGGCGAGGGTTTCGGTTCCGGCCGCGCCATCCGGAACCGTCGCCGCGCCCGATTGCGTGACGCCGGCGAGCGTGACGGAAGACGCCGCGCCGATCAGGACCGAAGCCGCCGAAGCCTGCGTGACCGCTCCGAGCGCCTGCGCCCCGCTCGCCTGAACGAGAACAGCCGCCGCGCTCGCTTGCGTGACCGCGCCCAGCGTTTGCGACGCGGCGGCGTTATCGGACAGCGCCGCCGCCGCCGCTTGCGCGACATTGTCTAATTGCTGAGAGGCCGCCGCATTGATCGAGGCCGTGAGAAGCGCCGCCAGCTTGGCCGTTTTCTTCCGCCAATGCTGCAGCGGCAGGTCAGGCGCGCCCATGGAAGCCGGGGCTTGCCACGCCGGCGCGGGTTTTTGATTGCCCTTGCCGCTTCCGTTGCCGTTGCCATTGCCATTTCCGCCACCCACTCCCTTGCCGTTGCCATTATTGGCCGGCGGCGGAACATAGGCGGCGAGCGGCGTGCTTAAAGAGGCGAATATTTGCTGCTGGACGGTCGGCGGGTACCATAAATCCCAGGGCGCCTGTGCCCACGCCATAAGTTGGGGCAGCGTGATCGCGGCGTCCGCATAAGCGACCGCGTGAACGATCGCGCCCGGCGTGTGCGCGCCGTTTGTGCCGTTCAGACCTCCGATAGCGAAGCTAGAACTCGCCGGGGTGTGCAGCGTGTTAGTGCCGTTAGCTTGGGCGGCGAGGGTAGCCCCGGTTAACAGATTGACCGATATCCCATACATTATCGGGTTGCCGGTGCTGCTTGAAGGGAACCAGCAATAGGCGACAAAATAGGGGACGTTGGCGGCAAAAGTCGGCGATGCGCCGGTCGTTTGAATGTTGCCGTTGGCGAAAAGGCCTATTTTGCCGCTGGATAAAATCAGGCCATAATCATTGCCGCCAAAATTGCCCGTGGTGAATATTGTTCCGAATGATTGGCCGGTGGTGGTCGGCGTAACAATTGCGGCGACGACGACGCCATTGACCAGCGCGGCTCCGTTGACTGTTGTCGTCAGATAATTCGCGTCGGCCGCCAGCTTCACGCCGGGACCCTGCCCCGTCAGGGCCGCCGTAGGGGCGCCATTTACGGTTGGCGGCGTTGGCTTCAGTAGATTGACGAACGAGCCGCCCTGCGCGACGCCAGCGTAACGCAGCCCACGCGCGGTCGGATGCGCGGAATTTATCCGAGGCGAGCCGCCCCGATAGGCGAGCGGATTGCGCGGCAGGATGAGCCCCATCGTCGCGCCTTAAGAATTGAGGTTGATATTATAGGTTCGATATTTGACAACCTGTGTCCCGCTCGTCAGCGCAAAGCCGGAATTATTCTGGATCGCCAGCCGGAACGCTCCAGGCGGGATGATGATCCCGTTGGCGTAGCCGACCAGCGTCGTTTGCGAAGCGGCGGCGACAAGCGGGATAATCGCGCAAGGCGGGAAAGTCGGCGTGATCGTCGCCGCCGTGCCGGCCGTCAATTGGCCGTCGCCATAGGTCGATCCATCGTCGAGCAGTTCATAAATCCACAGCGCCAGATTCGCGCCGGCGGCAATGGTGCTGGACGAAATGGCGCAGCGCACCGAAACGTCCATGAACTGGTCAAGATTCGTTCCGTTGGCAATATCTGCGACGCTCGACAGCACGGTCTTGGCGTTCGCCATCGACGCCAAGTCGGACGAATTGATCGCGGTTCCCCACGTCAAGCCCTGGCCGTTGCCCGCGACCCATGCTGTTTTGCTGGTCATGCGCCAAATCCTTTATTCACGGGCAGTTGGGTCATCATCAGCCGCCGATTTCTTCGACCAGGACGCCGCCAGAAAGGTGAACCGTGCCCGAAACCGTCGAGAGCAGCTCAAAGACCCAGGCTTCGCTCGGCCCGATCACCGGCGGCGAGACATATTCGTCGTCGAAGCCGTTGTAGATATGGACGCCGGTCGCGAAGCTTTCGCTCGCCGTTCCGGACGTCGTCGCCTTGGTCGTATTGTTCGCCAGCGCCGTAAAGGACGCCGAAGCGTCGCCGGGGTCCATCTTGTAGATCGTCGGCGTCGATCCGCCGGACCCATTGGTGACGGTCGCCGGCAATAGCCGCTCGCGCAATTGGATCATCTGTGCGGTCGGAATCGTGGTGTCGACCGAGCCGACCCAGCGATGCAGGATGCGGAGCATCTTTCCGGAGGCGCCGGTGATCTGGATCAGGTCTTGCGCCGCCGAAACCGCGACGCCGCCGGCGGAATCGCCGAACAGAACTTTGTAAATGCGGCTCATGTCGCGTCCCCCTTCAGGCGTTGCCGGCCGTCTGCGTCTTTGACGTCACGTTGACCGTCTGACTCGCCGCGACCGAGGTGTTATCGACCGTCATGTCGCCGCCGCCGCCCGTCGCGGTGATCGTGCCCTGCTCATGGCAGCTCGTTCCGGCGGAATCATAGATGCGGTAATGGCCGATCGTGCCGCCGGCGGTCGCCGTCACGGTGAGCGGAAGATTATTCAACGCTTTGGAGCCGCCAGACGCCGCCGCCGCCCAATCCGAGGCGAGCGTCCATTCGACCAGCAGCGTGCCGGATTCGGACGCGGCGCAACTGGCCGGCGCCGAGCCGGTATAAAACCGCAGCTTCGGCGCCGTGCCGATCGCGGTTTCGATGGCGTCGAGCTGCGCGTTGCGGACAGCCGTGGAGAACTGAACGGTCATGGTTCATCGGTCCTTTTTAGAATGTTGAGGGAAGCGCGAGGAAATGAGGTCAGCTTCGCGGGAAAGCCGACGTCGGCGCCGTGAAGCCGCTGTCGCTGGCATAGCGCGCGACGCCTTTGGTGATCCGCAACTCGTCCATGTAGCCTTGAAACTCGAAGGCGGACTGGTTGCTGTTCGAACCGATGCCTAGGTTCTGCGATGGATGATAAATGGTGCGCGCCGTCGTGGACGAAGCCACCATCGCGCCGTCCAAATACATGCGATATTTGGTCCCGTCATAATCGACGCAGACGTGACGCCAGACGCCATTTGAGAGCGCGCCAGAACTCGTCATGTCGTTGAGATTGTCCGATCCCGTCGTCGAGACATTCCATCCGAGCGTGCCGCTCGCATTCATGTAAAGCACCCAGCCGAGATTTGGGGCTATCGCGCCAAACTGACAGACGAGGAATTGCATGCTGCCGATCGAGGTTGGCCGGATGAACGTCTCGATGGTGAAAGTCCCGCTTCCGAAGGCCCAGTCGGCGCTATCTCCGAACCAGATGGAATTGCCGCTCAAATAGAGCGACGACGAGCCAAATTTTTGCTGCGCGGTATTGATAGCCGAAAAGCTGGCGTTGCCGCCCGACGCCGTGCCATGCGCCGCCGAGCTGATGTCGTCCATGCCGGGCGACCCAATCGACGCATTGGCGCCTTCGAACCCCATCAGCAATTTGACGTTGGCCCAATTGGGATCGGACGGCGGAGGCGCCGCAGAGGCGCGCGAATAGCCGATGATCATCGCGTGACCTTTAGCGAGATCGTGACGCGCTGAATGGTCGTCGCGCTATCGACATTGAACGCGAGAATATCGCCGGCAGAAATCGAGGTCGTCCACCCGGTCAGCGTGGCGTCCTGGGATTTGGTCGCAGATGAAATGGTCGGCGGCGCTGAGGCGGTGATCTTGTCGCCCGAAACGGGATGCGTCGCGCCGGCGTCGAATTGCGCTTCGGTGCATTTATAGATGTTGATGACGACGGACCCGCTTTGGTCCGCCAGCAATGTCGCTCGCGTGAGCGTGCAAGCGAACGGGACCTCGATATAGCCCTTCATGCCTGTCGTGAGCGTCGCGCCGCCGCCGTCGATCACGAATTGAATGGCGTCATTGACCGCGCTCGCCGCAATGGTCTGATCGGGCCATGTTCCGGTAATCGAGACGCCCGCCCCCTCGACAAGTCCCGGCGTGGCCGTTCCTGTGCCGCCATTGGCGACCGGGAGAATGGTGGCGCCGACATCGGCGGCGAGATCGATCGACGGCGCGCCCCATGCCGGAGCGCCCGACACGCGGGTCAGGATCTGTCCGTCCGAGCCGCCCGTCGGCAGTTCGCGGAGCGTCGTCCACGCTGTGTTGAAATCGGTCCCGTCGATTTTCGCGAGCGCCTGTCGCGCCGTCCCGCCAGCCGGCAGCACATTCGATGGCGTGGAAAGCAGTACCTGGTAATAATCATGGCCCGCGCCGTCATTGGCGCCCGCCGAGAAAGTCGAAGCCGACGTATGGGCGAAAATGACCGCGTAAAGCGTGCCGTTCTGCTGGAAGGTGTCATTGACCGAATAGCCGGTCGAAGCCGCCCATGTCCCGCGATAGGCATAGGACGCGATCGGCAGCGTGAATGTCGCCGTGGTGCTGTCAGTCAGATGGATCATCAGCGTCGTTGGCGTCGGCTGGGTGATCGAGGAAATGCCGACGCCCGGGCTTGCCGCAAGCAGACCATTGACCGCGCCCTGGATCGCGGACCAATTGGCGTCGCCTTCGGCCCATGTCAAAGCGCGCCCGACGCCAGATCGCGTCGTGAGAGAGATCGTCATTCTGTTCCGCCGTTGTTAGATGAGAGAGCCGATCTGGCCGGCCTTCATATCGAGCAAGACGCAATCAATGTCGCTTGCCGAGATACCGATCTTGCCGGCGATGAGAGCGGTTCGGTCGTGCCCATCAATGAAGACATGGCGCGTTCCCGAGACGTCGAACCCTTGCACCGCGTGCTTGCCGTTGGAGGCGTGGAAATTCCCTTGGAACTCAGGAAAACCGTTCCCAAATTCGACAGCGAAGGTTTGCCCATAGGGCGTGTATACACTGCCCGCCGTATCACCAAATCGCCAGTAATAAGGAATGCCGTCTATCCAATATGGCCAAGAATAAAATCGCACTAGGTCGGGAGTGTTCAGCACGAAGAAAGTCGTGACTCCATTGAACGACGCCGAACCGCTTACCGTCGCACTAGTATGGCCAGCCAGATCGCCTTCTCGGTGCGTCGTTCCGCTCTGCGCCAGCTCCGACCAACGTAGACCTACGGTGTCGATTCCGCCGCTTGCATGTTGATACGCCATAAACGGGCAATCGACCGAGACGGCCCAGGTGGCGTCATCCGTAAAGGTGTCCGGAGGGCCGAAATAGGTGATACCGGTTTGCGTCCCTCCGGACGAAACTTGCACCGCATCGGGACCGGGACCATAAACATAATTCCAGACGGTCGGCGTCCATGTCTGCGTTTCCACCGTCCCGCTGGGGATTGGACTTGGAAGCGGGTTGGGTGATTGCGTGTAGCTTTGACTAAAATCAATAGTCGCCGGCGTGCCGTCGCCATCAAAACTCATCACCGCATTATTGGATGCCCCATAATAATATTCACCCCCGGTTGTCACGACTGTCGGGCGATAAATATCATCGGAGGCGGCGACCGTCAGCGTCCTGCTGGTTACTTGATGCGTGGCAGGATCGCGGGTTACAACTGCGGTGATACTATTGCCGCCAGCCGCAAAAATCTTCGTTCCCGCCCCGTTGATGATTGGGTTCATATCGTTCGGCCCAACACTCAGCGCGACTCGCGCGCCCGTAAAATCCCCCGTGTCACAGCAGTTATATTTCCCATTCGTGGTGATTTTGAACCGCTGCTCGCCGCTCGGCCCCGTCGCTTCAACGAGGGCGAATCCCGCGACGACCGGATGGAAGTCCGCTGAAATTTTCAATTGGGTGGCGAACACGGTATGATCGGGGTTGCCGTCATTGTTTATCCATTGCCAATTGCTTTGCGCCAAAACCCTATCGACCAGTGGCTCCCCGAATTTAGTCATATCGTCCAAGACGCTCATCGGCCATGCGGCGATGCTGTTTCCGCCGTAGAATACAACGAGCAGCTTGCCCCATGACACATCGACGATGTTCTGAAACGGATCGAGCCGCCACGGCGGATTGATGGTTGTGCCGTCCCATGTCGTCGTCGGAGCATCCAACTCCGGCGGCGGGTCGCCGGCGTCGCCGTCTTTCTGGTCGAGCGCGAAAACCGTTTCCCAATATTGATCGTCGGCCCCCGCTTTGGTCGTGAATTCATCGGTGCGCCGGATCAGAAGCCACGCCGAGCCGTCCTTGGAATGAATCTTGACGTCATGGGTTTTCCGGCTGTCCCCCGGCGCCGGCGTATAATCGACCGCAAAGCGGTCTTCACTGGAATTATCCAGCGTAGTGCGCGTCTCCTGGTAATTGTCCCTGGAGTCGATCGCCGCATATTCATCGACCCGCTCGACCTTGAGAGTTCCACCGCCTTCGGCGCCATGGGCCGGGCCATCCTTATTGACCGTGACGACATGGACCTCGCGCGAGCTTTCATCCGAATTGTCAAAGCTCCAGGTGAATTGCTGGTATTGCTGCTCCGGATCGATGAAGGTGATCTCATCGATGACTTCGACAATGATATCGGCGTCGGACGGTGCGGGCGGGCTCCCGTCCGAATTGGCCACGTCGGGATTGGTGACCCGCCGCGTCGAGGTCTTGCGGGCGATCTCCTGCGGCACCGATCACCCCCCGGTCTGCGTCTCTTTCGGGCGCCGGATGGCGTAGACCGAGGTGCTCGACGAAAAATGCATGTTGCAAATCTTGGGCTTGCCGATGAGGCCCGGCCGCAGCCGCACCGGCGCGGCGCTTTCGGAAAATCCGGGCTCGATTTCCTGCGCGCCCGGCGCGTAATCGGCGGTCTGATAGGGTCGAACAATCGTCTCAAGCGCCATGGTCACGCCGCGAGGTTGATTTGCTGCGGGATCTGCAATTTCGTCGTCGCGACCGTGTAAACCGTAGTGAAACTCGTTCCGGTCACCGGCTTCAATTGCAGATCGAGATAAACAGAATTGCCCGGCTCGGCCAAAACGCTTTCGACCGTGACATTGCCGAGCGCGGCGATCTGTTGCGCATATCTGAGCTGATCGGCGATGGTCCCCGTCCCCGATTGCTGCTTGGCCTGCAGGACGATTTCCTTGTTGATGTCCGGCAGCGCGGCGTTGAGCGCCGCCAGTTGCGTCGCGGCGTCGCCGACGATCCCATTGTTCAAGACCACTTGCGAGGCGGACAGCGGGAAGGTCAGGCCATCATCATTCGGATTGTCGAGCGGCGGCGCGTAGCCGAGGTCGCTGGAGGAGGTCAGCACCGTGGCGCCGACATCCTCGTAATAGCCGTCGTCGATATAGCCTTCCTCGATATAGAAATCGGTCGGGTCCACGGCGAGCGCCGTTCCGCCGGTTCCGGCCGCGCAGCCGATCCGCACCTTGGTCAGCGCCTCGCCGCTGTCGCCGTCGCAGGACAATTCATAGGAAATGATTTTCCCCGTCGCCGCGCCGCCAAAAACCGCAAGCTGTTCCGGATCGACGATGGTCGCATTCTTGCGGCAGGACAGACCAACGCCCAGAGCGAAGGGAACCGCGAAATCAATCTCGACGCAGCGCGCCTTCTTGCGCAGATGGGCGCGGGCTTTCATGAGGCCATATTCGAGGCTCTGCCGGCCCCGATCGGTTGAGAAATAAGACCGCGCCGGGACGTTGCCAACCTGCCCGCCTGCGGGAATCGAGATCGACTGCCCTCCGGTTCCGAGCGAGATCCAATGGATGGTGTTGTCTGTGACCTGGTTGCCCGCGACGTTCGAAAAGGCGGGCGGCAATTGCAGCCCGGAGGTTCCGGCCTGAATGCACATCTGGATTGCGCCGGACGGCAGCGATGTTCCGAGCGAGGTCCATTGCGCGGAGCCGTCATTGGTCGTGACGCCAAAGACCGGCGAAAAGGCCGGGGTTGAAATGTAGCCGGTCACGCCGCCGATGGTGCAGACCTGAAACGACAGATTGTTATCGGTCCGGATGACCATGCCTTCGGACACGTCGACGCCCGCCGTGCGGAACGGCGTCACCGGAGGCAGCAGCGCCGAATAATAGATCCAGGACGGCGTCTGCGGCGCGATCAGCGTCCCAAGGCTCGCGGCGGTCGAGGGCGACCAATCGGGAATGCTCGGCAGGCTGGCGCCGAGGCAGGCCCAGGTCACGCCGCCGTCCGTCGTCGGCGCGCCGATCGTATCCGAGAACACCGGCTCGGTCGCTCCGGCCGTTCCCGCGACGACGCAAATCTGGAAACTCGTTCCGCCCGGCAGCGTCGGGTTGTTCGGAAAGCAAACCTGGCCGAGCGCGACGGGCTGGCCCGCCAGCACGGTCCAGTTGGCCGGTACGATGAGCGGGTCGGACAACGCCACAGTATTGAGCTTGATGACTTCCGAATCCTGCTGAACGGTCGGATCGGTCAACACCGGCTGCAAGTCGCTTTGCAGGGCGAAGGTCAATCGCTCCGCGCGTTTGCGATCGGCCTTGTATTGCAGATAGAGGTAGGCGGTGATGGAATATTGCGGGACCCAGATGAAGGTCTGGTCGATGCTCGACCCCGGCGCCCCCGGTGCCCCCGCGACCGTGAAACTGACGATGCGCTCATTGGTGAGAACGGAAAAATAGGGCGGGTTGCCTTGAAACACCGGATAGGAATAATTCATCGACAGCGACATGGTGTCGCCTTCGTTATGTTTCTTATCCGCGTTTTTCCACTGGTAGGAATAATTGCCGGTCTGGGCGTTTTCGATGCCGTAGAGATCGAGCGCCACCGAGGATTGCACGATCCAGCCGCCGCCGATCGACGCCCCCGCCTTGGGCCAGTCCGCCAGAAAGCTTGATCCGGTATAGGTCTCGATCGACCACGGCCCGAGCTTGATCGAGCCGCCCGTCTGCGTCTGCGACCAATTGGCCGTCATATCGACGCGGACGGAGGTAAAGGGCGGCTCGCCGATACGCGGGTCGACGCTGTCTTGAAGGATTTGGTCCTCGGTGAACGTGACCGTCCCGTCTTCGCCGATCAGGATATCGGAAACGGTCCACGCGAGCGAGGTGCGATCGACATGGAAGGCCGCCGACCAGGCTTCAAGGATCGCGTCCGGGTCGTCGCGATGGCTCTCGTCGAGAAAGACCGGGTCATAATTCGGCGCGATTTTCAGCGTCTCGGCCACGGACTGCTTGAGCGCAATATAATTCACCGCTCGAGCGATGAATTGCACCCTGAGAACTTGCGCGCGAAGGCCGGACGGAATGCCGACAAGGCGCCCGAAAAACAGCGGGACGACGCTCGATCCGTTCCACCATGAAAACCACAGCCATTGCTTGCGCCCGGTCGAGAGCATCCCAACGCCGGGGTTCTTGATTTCCATCTCAAGGACGGGGATTTGCCCTTCGTCATGCCGCAGCCGGAACGAGAAAATCGCCTCGTCTTCTGTGGTGCAGTCCGAGGAAAAGCCGACGGTCGAATCCGCGACGTAATGGGCGTAGAACGGGCCGCCAGAGCCGGGACCGGGTCCGGACATGGGCTAGACCTCTTCCAAGTCCAGCGCCCAGCCGACCGAGCATTTCCACTCGTCCATTTCGGTCTTGGGCGTGATGACGCGCATTGTGAGCTGCGGACGATAGAAGGTGTAATCGCCTTCGGTATAGGAAGAGCCCGACACAACGGTGCGCTGCGGCGAGCCGCCGGCGGTCAGGTAGGATAATTCCGCGACGCAGGAGACGGTCAGGATCTGCCCCGGCCAGATGCCATCAATCGCCGGGGCGCGCTGATCGGTGCAGGAAATCGTCGAAGCGTATTTGCGGAATTGCGACAGCGACAGATCGATCAGGCCGCCGTTGACCGTGCGCCGGAGCTGTTGCGCCTGGCGGATCACGTTGAGGCTTTGCTTCAGCCCGCGCGCCGAATAGAGCGGGATGCCCATCGGCGTCGAGAGGACAAGCAGCGTTCCTGAAGCGGGAGGAATGGTCATCAGCCCCTATCCCAGCTCGGCGCGCGTTTGGTGGTCGAAGTCATGCGCGAAGCCGTCGAATGGCGCCGCAATTCCCGCACTGTTTCATGAGGCGCCATCAGTTCATAAGAACGGCCGCCCTGATCGAGCGTGAAGGGGATCATGCCAGCGTGGGCAGGCTGGCGCGCGACGCCGCCGCCCGTAAAGGCCGGGAGCGAGGCCAGCGCCGGCGTTCCGATTGCGCCGCCCATGGCGAAGCCTGGCATTTTCAGGTTGTTCAACGAGTGGAAGAAATCCGCGCCGAACGCGCCAACGGCCTTGGCGTTCATGACGAATTCGCCGTTGCTCAACCGCGCGAGGATGCTGTCCGACGTTCCGGTTCCAGGGCCGGACAGCAGGCCGCCGCTCAAAAATTTCGACGCCCCTCGCCAGGCGCTGCCGATCGATTTAATCGCTCCGATCAAGCCGCCGTCTTTGAAGCCGCTAACGCCGAAGCCCGTAGCCTTGAAGTCGGAATCTCCTCCAAAGAGATCCACTATCGCAGACGATATTCCGAGTTTGTCGGCGAGCGCCGCGAGATCGACTTGCCCCGACGATTTTCTGCGCTTGTTGGCAATCTGCGCGAGATCGACCTGTCCCGACGATGTTCCGATCTTGTCAGCAAGATCGGCGAGATCGACTTGTCCCGACGATGCTCCGAGTCTGTCGGTGAGCGCGCCAAGGTCAATCTGTCCCGATGATGCTCCGAAGCTATCAGCAAGATCGCCGAGATCGACTTGTGCTGAGTCCGAAACATCGCCGCCGTCTGCGAAACCGGGAAAGGATAGGTTGTTGAACGCGTGGAACAGACGCGCGCCATAAGCCCTCACGGCTTTAGCGGTGACAATAAATTCGCCATTCGAAAGCCTGGCAAGGATGCTGTCCGATGTCCCCGTGCCAGGTCCATTGATGACGCCGCCGCCGGCGAAGCCCGGGGCGCCGGAGCTGGAGCTGGCGGTCTCACTGTTGGAACTGCCGGAATCGGACGAGGCGCCCCCCGACGGAAGTAAGCCGACCGCCGCAAGGCCGCCTTTGATTTTGGCGATCAACGCGTCCCATTTGGTTTCGATCCACGTGATGCTGTCGGTAAAGGCGGCTTTGACGCCTTCCCATGCGCTATTGGCGCCGGTCTTGAACTTGTCCCAAAGGCTGCCGCCGAGGTCCTTCAGCGCGTTCCATTTGGCTTCGAGCCAGCCGAAAAAACCTTCCGCCGCGCTCTTGATCGAGGACCAGGCGGCATTCGCCCCGTTGGTGATCGCGCTCCACGCCGCCTGGGCGCCTAATTTGACCTGGTCCCAATGGGTGTAGAGTGCGTAGAGCGCGACGGCGACAAGGATGATGGCCGCAGCAATAATTGCGCCCCAAGGTGTAGCTGACATGAACAGGAATGCTGCGGAAAGGCCGCGCACGATCGCCGTGAATACAGTGATCGCTGCGCCGGCGGCAGTCGCAACGGCGGGGATAATATTGATCGCCGCGACGTAAGCGAGAACCCCCGCCGCGCCGACTGCGAGCGATGAATAAAACGCGCGGCCAGCCGCAGTCAGTTCGTTCCAATGGTTGTAGAGATTGCCGACCGCGACGGCGAGAGCGACGATCGCGGCGATCGCCAGCACAGCGGGGCTTGTCACGACCGCCCAGAAACTGGCGATAACGCCGCCCATCGTCTGAATCGCGCTGGGGATGGCGACGATCGCGCCGGCTAGATGGCCGATGCCGGTGATCGCCAACCCGATGAACGTGATCAGGGACGTGAACAGCGGCAAGATGCCGGCGATGTGCAACCCGAAAGCCAGAAATAGCGCCTCCCACGGCCCGAGAGAAACCTTGCCGAGCGTGATCATGGCGAGAAACGCCGAAAGTTCGACTCCGAGGATACGAAGCGCAGCATAAAGGCGTGACGCGGACGCCGCGAAGCCGCTGAATAATTCTTTCGCCTCCGGGAACGCTCCTTCGATGGTCGAGCGAATGCCGCGCACGCCAGCCACGAATATGCGCTGGACTTCTCCCCAAACCCGAATCGCTGCCGCGCGAAATCCGGCGAAGCCAGCCGCGCGTTCAAGATTGGCGGCGCCGCCAACGTCGGCGGGGTTGGACAGGACCGTCCAAAAATTGCGCCAAAGCTGCAACATGCCATCGATCAGCCCTGCCATAGACGCGCGAATGGGCGCGACAATGGCGCGAAAGGCCGGAGAAATACGCGCCGCGCCGACAAGGATTTCTTCCCAAAACGGCGCGGCGCCAAGCGCGAGGCCAAGAAAGCTCCCGCGCCAGACAATCGCGGCCGCCGCTAGCCCGACGCCGATCGCAATCCAGGTTTCTTTCGAAAATCCCTTGATCGCGGTCATTGTGTCTTTCGCGAATTGCTCGAACCGCACAAAGGTTTCGACCAGGCCGGGGAACGCCGCGACCGCCGCGCTCTTGATCGCGCCATAGGCGTCGCCCGCGATCTTGACGGCTGCGCCCATCGCGTCGGATGCGATCGAGGTAAACCGGTCCCATAGGCCGGCCCAATCAATCGCCGCAATTTGCTGGCGCAGATTGTCCCAGGCGTTGAACGCCGCCGCCTTGAAATCGGCCCAGGCCGCCGCCCAATCGACCGCCGCAACGCGCTGGCGAATTTCCGCCCAAGCGTCGAAGGCGATTTGTTTAATGTCTTCCCAAACCGCCCCCGCGGCGTTTTTCCAGCCCGCGAAGGTCGAAAGATCGTTCGCCTTGACGATGCGCGTCAATTCGGTCATGGCGGCGAGCGCGCCGTCTTTGATCTTGTCGCCGAAAACAATCGCCGCGATGCCCGCCGCGCCAAAGGCCGTGGCGGCGACCGGCGATAACAGGCGAAGCGACGAGCCGAGGGCGGCGGCGGCGATCGAAACCGCGCCGAAAGAATTCTGGAACTGCCCGAGCCAACGAATCGCCGGGCCGACGACATTGTCGCCGAAATCCTTCAACGCCTGTTTGTTGCGCTCGAAAAAGACGATGATGGCGTTGTTCTGATCAATCGTGACCGGCGTCGCCAGTGATCGATAATATTCGAGCCACGACGCCTTGACCGAGGCGAGAATGGCGCCGGTCGCGCGGGCGTCGTCGGCCTGTTTCTTCTGCGCCTCCGACATAGTGGCGGCGGACCTCTCGTGCGCCGCAGCCAGGGCGTTGATGGCCTCCCGATTGTCCGCGACGGCCAGCACTTCCCGCGCCAGCCCTTCGCCAAAGGCCCGGGCGGCGATGTCCGCGCGGCGCGCGCCATCCGCCATTTTGCCCAACGACAGCACGACATCGCGCGCGATCTCGATGCCGGGGCGCGCTTTGCCATACATATCGCGCAAAGCGACGCCGAGCTCACCCGCCGCCTGGGCATAGCCGCCAAGGCCTTGGGATTTGCTGTCGCCGGCGTGGACTTCCTCAAAGGCGCCATTGACGGCCTTGAAAACGCGGGGAAGATCAGACGCCGCGCGTTCGGCCCCGAGAATGCTTTCTGTCAGCTTTCCAACCGACGCCGCCGCCTTGTCGGCGCTCTCCGCATCATCGCCCTGATCGGCGCTCTCTGGCGCGCGGCGGAAATGCGACGGGCCGCCCTTCAATTCGGCGCCGCGAGCGGCTCTTTCGGAGGCCTGCACCATTTTATCGAGGACATTGGCGCCAACGCCAACGCCTTCGAACGCAGCGCGGAGCGCGGAATATTTCTCCATCGTCAGGCCGGCGGCGGTCGCCGCGTCGTTCAGCTTGGCGACCGAATTGGCCGCCTCCTGCCCGATCTTGCCGATCGCCCCGGAAATGCCGGCCGCCGCGCCCGCAACCGCTCCGAACCCCGCCCCGGTCCTGGTCGCAGCGCCAAGCGCCGCCGAGCCTGCGGAAATCAGCGGATCGAAGGCGCGGCCAAAGGCCTGCCCCGCATCCGCGACTTGCTGGACCATGCCTTGAAAGGCAGACGCTATCTGGCCGAAAACCGATTGCGCGGAATTGAGATTTTGCGACGCCGATTTGGTCGCGTCGCCGATCTGCTTGAACGCCTGTTCGCCTGATTTCCCGATCTCGGCAAGCTGCTTGGCGACCTTGTCGCCGCCGTCGAGAACGACGGTTTGCGTGAAAGCGCCGCCAGCCATTTAACGCCCTCCCGCATAGTTCGAGTAAAATTCTGGAATGCGACGCTCTGCGTCTTGGCAGATTTCCAGGATATGCAATCGCTTGGCGATTTCGGTCGCATGCAGCCCGATGAACAGCGGGATTTTCGCGCCGGTTTTGGCCTTCAACCCGGCGGTCGTCAGCCGTTTCGAGCGTGACGGTTCAGCCTTCAACGCCGATTCCGCCGGCGCGCCGCCGCCATAGCCGTAAAGCATCGGAAATCGGCCAGTCTTGACGTAGGTGAGCGGGCCAACCTCGGCCGCATAAAGTTTCGCGGTCGTCTTCTTGGCCCCGATCATCTTCGGAACGCCGGGAAGCGGGATCCACAAGAGCGGATTGCCTTCGACCGTGGCGCCATATTCGAACACAATGGCGTAGGGGATGCGAAGCCGCGCCGTGACCGAGTTGCGGGTTTTGAATCCCTGCGAAATATGCGTCGTGACGTCAAGCGCATCCGAAAAATCACGCGAGAACCCGGCTGCTACAACATCGGCCGAACCCTTGGCGCGAATAAGATCGGCCGCGTCTTCGATCGCCGCCGTCGCGGCATTGGAGACAAGAGTTCCCAATGCTTCGATGTCGATAATGGGGCCGCGATCATTCTTTTCGAAGCGAAATTTCATCGGTCACTTACCCAGCGGCGCCAGCCTCTTGATCTGCTTTTCGATTTCCTTGCCGTCGCCCTGCGCGGCGAGCGCGTGGAGGCTGAGCCTTTCGGCCTGACGTAGGCGCCGCCGCTTTCCGGCAAAATGGAGCGCCGCATTCATCTGGCGCGGCGTCATTTCCCATATGTCATCCGGCGGGTAATTTGCTTCGACCAGAAGGTCATATGCGATCGCGAATTCGGTAAGGACACTGCGCTTTTCATTTGGGCGCCATAGCGGCGCGCCGACAGGCGGCGGCGCGTCATTCGCCGCCATTTCCTTGCGACCGTAGAAGCCTAGGCGTTCAAGGACAGGGTCGCGCCTGTCAATGTCGCAATCGCTGGGGCCAAAGGGCCGGCGGCCTGCTTCTCAAAGGTGACAGCGAGAATGTGGCCCAACAGTTCCATTTGCTCACCAATGAGAAGATCATTGCCGAACGCTGCCGCTGCCGCATCATCTTCGGGCGCATATCCGCAGCCCTGCGAAAGAATTCGCCCGATATCAGCTTCAACGATCGCGCTAACCATCTCCCCCGGCGCCGGAGTTTTCCCGGCGTCAATAATGGCGGCAAGTTTCGGATTGGCGTTGAGCACATCCGATAAAATACCGAGCCGCCAGCCGCAGATATTGAGGCGTTCGCCTGCGATCTCGACCTCTTTTTGCGCGCGCCGAAAATTCAAAATGTTGGGCATGGAATGACCTCAAAAAGGGCGCCCAGATGGTTCGGGGCGCCACAATTGCTGCTGGAGATTTACGCGATTTCGGCCACGTAATAGAAAGCGTAGGCGTCGGACGGCATGCCGAACACGTCCGCTTCGCATTCGAAATTGGCGAGTTTTTCGGAGATGAAGCCGATCGTCTTCGGCGGATGGACCAGGGCGCGCGGAACCACGACCTGGAAATGCGCGCCATGGGCGCCGGTGCCACGGAACATCCAGCACTGATTTTGCGACGACTGGCCGCCCATCTTGCCGAGACGGTTCGGCGACGTTCCCGAAATCACGCCATAGGAGACGAGGGCAAGGTTTTCGAGCGAATATTCCTCGAGGGTCGCGGAAAACGAGCCGTCGCGGCCGGTTTCGGCGACGAAATCCTGCACCACGGCGCCGGAGCGCGAAGTCTTGTGCTTCTCGTAATCCGACTTGATGTTGATCTCGAATTTCGAGACGTTGCCAACGTCGGTCGGTGCCGAGATCGTCCAGACCACCGTGTCATCGGTCAGCGTGCCGGTATGCGGGCCGGTCGAGGAAGCCGACGTGCCGGCGGTCGCGCACACGAACACCTTGATCGGATAGCCATCCGTCGCGGTGGCGTCGAAATTGACCACGGCGGCGCCGACCGCATAGGCCGTCAGCGGCTGCCAATAATCGACATTCGGAACGCCGGTCACAACGGACACGACGCCCTTGCCGATCATGTAGTTTTGAGGACCAACCGTCCATTGGGTCATAGGAGGCTCCATCTAGGGGCTTGCGGCGTCATCACCACGGCGCGGGTCGGTCTTGCCCAAGGACCGGATCGGGGCGCAAAACAACCGGCCTGAAGCCGATCGTTTTTGGTTCTGTTAGTTCTGTGAAAGGCTAGAATTCGCTCGGCTTGAGCGGGTAGAGGAAGGTCAGCGAGACGCCCATCTCGCCCTCGACGCCGGACGCCATGGTGAGCGCCGTGGCGCAGCCCTCATAGCGAACGTCTCCGCTCGGCGTGACGAGAGAACCAAGGCCTGCGGCGTCGGTTGATGTGACGTCATTGAAAACGGCTTTCAGCACTTCGACGCGGATGGCGTTCAACGACGGCCCGACATTTTCAGGCGCTTCGCCGAGCGAAATGAAAATCTCCGGCGTCATCCGCATCGGCGTGATGCCGAGACGGCGAAAGGCCGGCTCCATGCCCTTTTCCAGATCGGGCGCCTCATGGGCGTCGAGCAGGAACAGCGCGGGCCGCAGCGAAGCGGCCGGGTTCAGCGGCCGGTTGCGATAGACCGCTGAGAACCCCGAAATGCTGGAAAGCACGGTGAACAGCCGCGATAGGATTGCTTCGCGCCGGTCCATCAGACTTCCATCAACGTGAAGAGGACTTCGCCCAGCGCGTTCCAATTCGGCACGGGCTTGAGTTGGCCGGCCGTGACGCGCCAGGACGGGTCAGGCTTGTCCTGAACCGATAGCACGCGCCAGTTTTTCCCGGCGAAGGAGACATTGACGTCGGCCATCTGCTCCGGCGCGATTCCGGCTGTGGCGAGATCCGCGCGCAGCACCGTGCAACAAGGTTTGACGGCGGCGACGAGAAGGCCTTTTTCATCAAGGACGGCCGCCGCGCTACGGTCGATCGCGGCGAGCGCAACCGGCTTGCTGTTGACCGGGCTTCGGAAAGCGAGAGGCGTTGCCGCCGCCTTATAGGCCATCCGCAACATGCGCGTCGTGCCGCCGGTCAGATCCATTCGCCCGGCCCTCACGCGATCACGGGAACGCGGTAATTCGAAAGCGTCGGCGCCAGCACATCCATAATATTGGCCATGCCCTTCGCCTGGTCGCCGAAATATTGCGCCTGGAAGACGCCCACGAGGGTTTCTGTTTTCAGCGCAGGGTCGCGGCCGCGGGCCATATAGGTCGAGAGGACATGCTTTTCGCAGGCGTCGACAATGTCGTCGGGGATCGGGTCATAGCCGGCCGAATAGGCGACGCTGATCGGCGCATCGAGCCAGGGTTTGCGGGCGCCGTCGGCGTCGATCCGCGTCAACTGACCCGAAGGCCCGTCCAATAAGAAATCGACGCCGACGGTCAGCGTCGTCCCATTCTCAATCACCGCGCCGAGCTCGATCACGGGCCAACGCGACAATTGCAGCGGCATGTCACGGTCGAGGACCATGCGCGCCGAACTGGAACGCCCGGCCGAAAAGGAATCGCTCAGGGTTTCCGCGACCAGGACGCGATTGCAGAATTGCGAAATCGCCGTCGAGGCGCGCGCGATCAGCCGCGTCAGAAAAGCGTCGTCGGCCGTGATCGTCACGCCAAGGTCGCTCTTGAGCGTCGCGAGATCGATCAGCGCAAAAGACGAAGCTGGCGCCGTGATCGTCGTGACGACGGTGCGGGCCATCAGCGCTTGTCCTTCGGCGGGTTGGCCGGAGCCTGCGGCTTTGCGACGGCTGGCGCAGGCGCCGCAGCCGGGCGCGTCGGCGTCATGACCCGGGTCTGATAGGCGCCGGGCTTCTTCACGCGACCGATCCAGCCAGAAGGGCCGCCGCCTGCTCGCGCAGTTTCGGCTCCGCGGCCTTTTCCGGAATATCCTTGCCGCGTCCGGCGATAAAGGCGCGCACTTCGTCGATCGGCGCGAAGGCCGGGTCGAACGCGAGCGGGGCGCGGCGCTCCGGCGGCGCTTCGGCCTTGCCGAGGATGGCGACGACGCCCCTGCCTTCAAAAACGGCGGCCTTGTCGACGGGGATCGTCGTCACGTCGCCGGGCATATAGGGCGGCGCATGCTTCAGAAACTTGACTTTGGCGTGAGCGGGCGAAATGGCCATAACGGAAAAACCCCGGCGGGAAACGACAGGGCGGCGCGGGCCGCCCCGTCAGGTTGGTCAGAGCGGCGCCGGGATGGCGGCGAAGCCGGCCAGCACCAGCAGCGCGAGTGTCTTGGCCGTGTCGGTATTGGCGGCCGAGAGATCAGGCGTGTGGGTGACGCGGATATAGCGATAGGCGCTCGACAGGTTGACGGCGGCCGTGGCCTGGCCGCGCACCGTGCCGCCGCCGCCCGGGCCGGTGGCGACCACGCCGGGGGCGGTCAGCGCGAGGTAATCCGCCCAGGTCGAGGCGTCGGCCGAATGCTCGATCTTGAGCGCGGTGACGGACAGCGTGGCGGCGGCGGCCAGCACCGCCTCGAAGGCGATGACGATCTCGCCGCAGAGCGGGACGCCGACCGAGGCGCGGTCGAGTGTGAGGCCGACGACGGAGGTGTTGTCGCCGGTCCCGCCGGCGGTGAGCGAGGTGAAGGCCGAAGCCGTCCATTCGGTGATGACCGAGGCGATATCGGTCTGGATGACGCGATTCATGGGAGGTCTTTCTCAATGGAGATCGGGAAGACGGCCGGAACGTCCCGGCCGTTCGTTGATTCAGCCGAGGCCGGTTACGCCCACTTGACGCCGGTGATGACGGCGACAGCCTCATCGTGGCGCAGGTGGAAATCATGCTCGGCGATGGCGCGGATCAGGGTTTCGTCGCGCTCGAAGGCGTTGCGCTGGTTGCCGCCGGCGTCGGTATAGGAGCCGTCCTGCGACATGCCGAGCGACAGCGCCAGCGCGTCGAAGATCAGCGCCTGCGAGGCGTCGAGCAGATAGACTTCCGTCTGCGTGCCGTCGGTCAGCGACGTCGGGATCTGCGTCGTGGTCTTGAACGGATAGCCGCGCAGGGTGCCGTTGTTGACCATCTCGTCGCGATAGACGTAGAAGCCGTTGCTATTCTTGAGGGTGAGCAGGAACTGCTTGATGCGGGGGTGGAAATACCACACCGGGTTCATCATCGGGACATTGGCGCCCTCGAGCGCCAGGATGGCCTGAGACAGCTCCGAATCGACGGTGGTCAGCGTCGGGGTCCCATTGGAAGCGATCTGATTGCCGCTCAACGCGATGTTGCGCAGGCCCTTCGGCCAATCCGCCGTGCCGTCGCCACGCAGGAAGGCCAGATCCTCGGTGCGGGCGAGGCCGAGCACGATGTCGCTCTGCACCAGGCTGTCGGTCGCCGGGCTGGCGTAGCGCAGCCAGTCATTGCTGATCGGCGTGAGCACGGTCAGCTTCTTGAAGCTGGCGACGATATTGCCGGTCGAGGCCTGCTGCGTGCCGGCCTTGGCGCCTTCGGCGCCATAGGTGCCGGTGACGCCGCCCGTTTGCTTGCCCATGCGCATGGTGCCGCGCGGCATCGGGATGACAGGGACGCCAGACGAGCGCACGACGGTCGCCGGGCGCAGCAGCTCGATAACCTGGTTGGCGAAGTCCTCCGGCACCAGCGCGCCGCCGGCGGCGGCGGTCGAGGTGTTGAGCGCCTTGGTGACGGGATGGTTTTCGCCATAGTTCTTCTCGGCCCACTGCCCAGCCAGCATGGCGTTGCCGCCAGCGTGGTAGAAGGCCTTGACCATGCTGCCGACCGGATAAAGCTTTTCCTTCGGGCTGGCGGGCGCCGTGGGGCTCTGCTGGCCTTCGACCGGGAGCGCCTTTTCGGCGGCGGCGGCCTCGGCGCTCTGGAATCGCTTGATCTGAACATCGAACGCGTCGCGCTCGTCCTGAGCCGCCTTGACCTCGATTTCGAGGGCGTCGAAGTCCTTGGCCTGATCGGCGCTCAACTTTTCGAGGCCGGCGAGTTCCTTCATTTTGTCTGCAATGGACTTGATCTTGTCCACGCTCTGCGCGCGCTTGGCGAGCAGGTCAGCCATCTTGACTGCCATTTTGGGCTCCATGTTTTCGGGGAAGGCGCGTCGATGACGAGCCGCGCCTTGCCAAAGGGCTTTTCGTGGCGGGCCGGCCGATCCGGGATGGAAGGCCGGAATCTGGATCAGGCGATGCCGAGGGCGGCGAGACGGGCCTTGCGGCGGCGGCGGTCTGCGGCGGATTTTTCTTCCGCGTCTTCGCCCGGATCGTCATCGGAGTTGACCGTGTCGAGGATGCCGGAGAGTTTTCCGGACGCGCCCTCGATCAATTCGCAAGCGGCGCGGATTTCTGTCTCGTTTGCCGCAGACAAGGCGCGGCCGGCCTTGACAATGCGGCCAAAGGTCTTGAGTTGGCCGACGGCGACCGCCTTGTCCGCGCCACCCAGCGTGGCCAGCAGTTCGCCGACCTCTTCCGCCGTCATGGCGACAAGCGCCGCGCCGAGACGGCTCATGGCGTCGGCGAGCATGGCCGGGACATCTGAGCCGTCGCCCTCGTAATCGGCCTCCCATTCGGCGTCCTGGGCGAGATAGCCGAGGCTCGACAGCAGATAGGCGAGTTGCGCCACGTCATAGAGGCCCTTGAGCTTCATTGGCTTGGCTTCCTTGGTTTTCAGAGACCGCTCGACGATCAGCGCGTCGGCGTTGCAGGGGACCGTAACGAAGGAAAACTCCATCAATTCCGACGCCACGAATTTGAGGCCGCCGCCCTTGATCGGCTCGGCCTTGGTCGGATCGAAGCCGATCGAGGCGGCGTTGACGACGCCGTTCTTGATGCGCTTGTAAAGCGTGTCCGCCTCGGGATCGTCGCCTTCCGGAGGGAACTGCACCAGCGCCTCAACCGCATCGCCCTTGACGGCGATATCGAGGCAGCGCGCCACCGGGCAGGATGGATTATGGTTCCAGAGAATGACCGGGTTGGCCTTGTAGGACGATAGGTCGATGCCTTCCGGGATGACGATATCGCCGGCGCGATCCACGCCTGAGGTCGAGACGACGACGCGCACCTGACGATCGCCAAGCCCCTCAGCCTTGGCCGCCGAGGGGAAGAATTTACGCTGCAAGGCCATGATCGATCCTCAGATTTGTTCTTCGCCGGCGGCGGGGCGGCCGGCGCCGTCCGGCGCGCTGCCTGACGCCTGGCTGCCGGCCGCGGCGAGATTGGTCGGCGCGAGAAGCCGGTCGCCATCCGGCTCCATCGGCAGATTGGGGTCGTAAAGCGTCCGGGCCTGATTTTGCGTTAGGAGGCCGCCGGCGACGCCTTGCCTGCCGGTCAGCATGCGCGCGGCCGGCGAGGCGCGGAACAAGTCGGATAGATCGAAATCGACTTCGAGGTCTTCGAGATCGAGGCCGAAATGAAATTCGAGCCGACGCTCCCAGCGCGTGAACTTGGGCGAGAGCGTGTTGTTGGTGTAATCGATGTCCTGCGCTTCGATATTGTTGTTCGTCGCACGATCGGTCTTGGCGACCTTGTGCGGCGGGACGCGGAAGAAGCGGCAGATGTCCTCGACCTGAAAGCCGCGGCTGGCCAGAAACTCCAGATCGACGGAGGTCAGCGACAGTTTTTCCGGCTTCAGCCCCTGTTCGAGCACGGCGGTGCGGCCCGTATTGGCGAGGCCGGCGTTCATTTCCTCCCAATCCTGACGCATGCGCTTAGCGCCTTCGGTGGTCAGGGTCTTGTCCGTCGTCAGCACAACCGAAGGCCGGGCGCCATTGGCGACCCAGCGTCCGGACTGCTGCTCCTGCCCGAGAGCCAGGCCGATCGGATCGGCGGCGAAGGCGATGCGGCTCGACCCGACCAGCATGTTGAACCCCAGCTCCTGCATGTGGAACACATGCTCGGCCGGGACGCGGAAGCCTTGATAGGCGTCGCGCAACTTCTGGAAAATCGAGAGTTCGAATAGCCCGGTCGGGGCGAACTGGTAGAAGATCGAGCCGTCGGCGGCCTCAAGCACGGTGGTATTGTCCGGGTTCATCGGGATGAGTTCGGACGGCTGACCGCGGAGATCGCGCCGGATGATGGCGTAGGCGTTGGATTTCAGCTGGACCGAGCGCTCCATCATGCTGGCGAATTGATACCAGTCCTGCACGCGGTTCGGCCGCCGGAATAGGCGGGCGATGAAATGATCTTTGACCTGTTCGCGTCCGCCGGGCGCCTTGCGGTCGCCTGCGATGACACGATCCGGCAACGGGCGGTAAAGCTTGGGTTCGGCGCGGGCGATGTCCTCGCTGATGATGTTGACGCAGGCGAACACGGCCGAGCAGCGCATGGCCGTCGACTGGTTGACGGCGACGCCCGAGGCCGACTTGACGGACCCGAGAAACGGAAACCACGCGCCGTTTTCGAACGTGCCGCCGCGGCGGACGGGCGCCGCCATAGACCCGAACAAACCGCGCATCAGACCTCGCCTTCCATCGGCTGGATCGACGCGTCGGCGCGGCCCTGGGCGATCGCGCCGGCCAGCGCGAGCGCGCCGCCGACGATGAAGCCGGCGGCCGGATGGAGCAGCCACGCGCCATAGGCGACGGAACCCGCGCCGGCGATCCCGACCAGATCACGAATGAGGATGGCGACGACTTTCATTTGCGCTCGCTTACCAGACGTGAAAGCCGCGATCGGCGGTGTAGACGGAGCCGGCCGGTTCCGGATTGAGGGCCATCAGGGCGGCGGCGTTGAAGAGCGCCATCGCCGTATCGACTTTTCCGAACCCGCTGTCCTCGCGGGCGACGCGGACGCCGGTCGGCGTCTGCAACAGGCGCAGATTGCCGATACACCAGCCGAGCAGCGGAGCGCCGCCGTGCTGGAACGTGCCGTCGGCCAGCTTGCGCTCGAGCGTCTTGAAGGCGCCCATCAGGCCGATGCCCTGCCGCACGCCAGACAGCAGCTTTTCGTCCTGCGTGATCTGCTTTTTCGCCAGGGCGTCGACCACGGTTCCGATGCCCATGGCGTCGACGCCGACCTCTGCGAGCAGTCCGCGCGCGTGAATGTCGGCGACAAGTCGAACGATAAAGGCGACGTCCGGCGCATTGCCGTCCTCGTCGGCGCCCGGCGAGAGCGCATCGTCGGTCAGCGCCGCCAGGTCGGCGTCGTCCGTCGAAAGATCTGGCGTGTCGAGATCGTAGCGGAAGACGTGGAGGTCGCCCGCTTTCTTGAACTCGATGTAGGAATTGGCGTTAGCCTTGCGGCGACCGACGCCGATGGTCGAGATGAGGGCGCAGCCCCAGCCGAGCCAGCGCTTGGTTTCGCGCTCCCGACCGATGATCGCGACGCCGAGCAGATCGTCCAGGCCGCCGCCGTCGATGCCGACTGTGACCACTTCAGAACGCCGCAGGATTTCCTCCAGCGTCAACGAACGGTCGGCGCGGCGCTCCCACAGCTCGGCGCCCGCCCAGCCGTCGGCGCGCAGGGCGTTACCGATCTGGACGTTGAGATGCTTGGCGAAGAAGATCGCCAGATCGGCCTTGCCGGCACGCTGGGCCTCGGCGAGTTTGACCGAGATATAGTTTTCGTCGACGGACGCGCCGAGGTTCGGATTGGTGACGTACCAGTATTTCGGCTCGCGGAACTGCTCGTCCTTGAGGATTTGCTCCGGGTGCTCGTAAAGGACAGGCAGTTTCGACGGTTCGACGATCTTGCCGTCGCGGATCGCCCGAAACTCGTCCAACTTTTGCCGGAACACGCCTTCCGGCGGCCGGTCAGAATGGGTCGACAGATAAATGACGAAGCCTTCCGGGCGGCTGGCGAGGCCGCCTTCGGCTTCCTGCAGCATCGCCGCGGCGTTGGCGCGCTTCCCGAACAGCCACAACTCGTCGACCAGCAGCCCGCAGGTCTTTTTGCCGGAGACCGTTTCATTGTCGGCGGCGACGACCTTGAGGATGGCGCCGGTGTTGCGATGCTCGATGACGCGTCCGGCCGAGGGCTTCAGGATGGTCGAGAGCACCGGATGGGCACGGACCATGTCGCAGGCCGGGATATAGCTGTTGTCGGCGACTTCCTTGGTCGGCGCCAGGACGTAGAATTCCGCCGACTCGCGCCAGTTGCGGATCAAAGCGGTGACCATGATACCGGCGGCGAGCGTGGACTTGCCGTTCTTCTTGCTGATCAGTTTTAAGAAATACTGGATCAGCCGGCGGCCGGTCTCGGCGTCATAGGCGCCGAAGATGGCCTGCACGAAATCGAACACCCAAGGGCGGCCGATCTCGCCGAAGTTCGGTTTGCCGGTGACGTCCACCACCGGCAGCGATTTGAATATCTCCAGCGCCGCCGTGGCTTCGCCCGGAAAGAGCGGATCGAACGGGATCAGCGTCCGGCGGTCGAGCAGGCGCTCGCGCCAGTCCGGGCACGCGGTGGACCAGGTGGGCGGCATGCGTCAGTGACGGCGCGGCGAGGCCGGCGTGGCGTAGGGGCCCGACGCGGCGACTTCTGCGGCGCGGGCCAGTTCTTCCTTCTTGCCGAGTGGGCGCTCGCGCTGTTCCTCGGGCATACGGGCCTTGCCGACCGTGCCGAGCCCGCGATCCAGAAGGGCCTTCGAAGCGGAGGCGATAGCCGATTCGCTGGCCCCGTCGGACACGATCTTGTGCAGCACTGCTATGGCTATTCTCGCGAACTTGCGCGCCTCGGCGCGGATCTGCGCCTCGATCGTCTGGGCATGGGCGGCCTCGGCGTCTTCTCGGGACGGCGCGCGCATGAAGGGCAGCATGGCCGCGTCGCCGCCAATCTCGACGGTCGGCTTGCCGTAGCCGCGGTCAAGAATTTCCTTGGCGGCGGCGATCTTGGCGGCCTCGCTCTTGCCGTGGGACAGGATCAAGACCAGGGCCTCGATGACCTGGTGCGCATGGCGCTGCGCGACGCCGTCGATCTCGTCCGGCGGCGGCTCGGAAAGAGCGCGGGCGCGATGGAGGTCGGACAGCGACGTTTGCGCGACGTGGCCCTTTGGCTTGCGGCCGGCGCCGGGCCTCTTCCCGCCGCGATTTGATTTCTTTTCCGGAGGCTGATCGCTCAAGTTTGATTTCCCGAGTAATCAAAGCGCGAAATCAAAGGTCCGCCGCCAACAAATTTTTTGTGCGCGTGAGGGTAGTTGCGGTGTAACGCGCGTGGCCCTCCGAGGATTTTAACCCCCTCCCCTCTCCAGCCAATCTCAGCGCTGAATTCCGGCGCGCTTCCGACGCTCTTCGATGGTCTTGAGAGAATGATGCGAGCCGCAAAGACATTGGCCGTTCGCGGGGTCAAGCGGTGCGCCGCCATCCTTGATCTCGACGATGTGGTCGGCGAACATGCGCCGTTCCGACCTGGTGCACCCAGGCCACTGGCAGACATTGCCCGCGCGGCGGATAACAAGTGTTCGCCATTGTTTGAACTCAGGCGTCGAATAGAACGAATCCGCCTTCTTCTCCGCCGGCCGCACCGATCCACAGGGGCCGACGCGCACTTTCAGCGGCCGGCATTTCAGCGCCATGATCGGCCAACTCCCCAAGCCGCCAAAAGCAAAACCCGCCTCGTTTCCGAAGCGGGTTTTCTAAACCTGTTTGTCTGTGACTGAGACTGCACCAAATATCTGTCGCAAGTCAAGCAGCGCTTGTGATCTTTTTTCGCCGACCGCGCACCCTTCCCGAATCATGCGCCGCGCGCCGCGTCAGATCTGGCAGCACGCGCCCCATCTGCGGCGCAGGCTCCTCCCATGGGCGCATCGGACGAACGCTTGGCACGACGTCGAAACGCTCAAGCCGGCCGTCCAGATCGGCCGCCAGAGCGTCAAGCGCATAGCGCCAGACCTCATATTCGGCCCGCGCGACGCAGCCGTCGGTCGGATCGGGCACGAGTTCAGTCTTGCGATAGGCGAAGGGCTTGGGCATGCGCCGCACATGGTCGAAGCCGTCGACCTCCACTTCGAACCGCGACGGCCCGAACGCGCCATCGGTCACGATCACCTCGCGCACAAACCATTTGTCAGCGCCAAACTCCTGCACGAAGCGCACATCCGGGGGCTCGATCTCCCAATCCGGCGCGCTGCCGAGAATGGCGTGGCGCATCAGCAGGCGGCGCGGCGTGCGGCGCAGATGGCGTTGGCCCTTGTCATCGATCGACGTGAGCCGCTCCAGCGCCTTGGCCGCCACCTCGCCGGCATGGCCGCCCAGATCGCCCAGATCGTCCAGCGGCGACCAATCCTCGGGCAAGTTCAAGCAGAAGGCGTCGAGCGCGCAGACGGCGTCATGGACGAGCAGCGCGTCATTGTGCGGCAGATCCTGCGCGAATAAATCCGGCACGACGCCGAAGCGATTGTCGTCGAGACCGGCCAGCGACAATTCCTCGCCCATCTGGCTCACCTTGTCCCAGGCGCGACGCCATTCCTCCGGCGCGGCGGGAATGCGCGGCACTTTGGGCAACTCACGCAGATAGGCCCAGGCGAGCAGCGCCTCTATGTCGATCCGCTGCTTCGGCGTGGCCACGACCGCCGCCTTCATCGCGCCGCCCCATTTCCGGGCCAGCTCAATCACCGCCATCCGCTTCAGTTTTTCGCCGCTCATGGTCAGCCCTCAGGATTTCGGCCATTTGGTTTCGCCGGACACGGAGATGTAGGCGTTGAGCGACCCGGCGATCGGCTCGACGACAAACCCGAGATGCAGCGCGGCGGCGATCAGCGCGCCGTTGCTGACATAGCCGCCCGCCCAATGCTCGGCGGCATGCTTGAGCCGATAGCTGTCGAAGTCGCGGTTGACCGTCAGGCGCGGCGGAACGCATTGCAGCCAGTCCAGTGCGCGGCGGAACTCTCCGATGTGATTAGGCCAAGCCTTCCGCAGATCCTGAAATTCCGCGCCGACCGCGCCCGTCTCAAATCCGCGCCACGTCAGAAACGCATGCCCATTCACGACCTGTAAAAGCGCCTTTTCCATTTCGCCCATCGCTCGCCCCTTTTGGTCCAACCTGTCCAACCTATGACTTTTCAAAACACCAAAGGTTGGACCATAATAAATACTTGTTTTCGTTTGCTTTTTTTATATCTGGTCCAACCTGTCCAACCTGTCCAACCTATAAAGCAACTTTCTGGAATTTTTCTTCGCCGGGTTTCGCGCCCGCCTGCGCGCGCGCACACATGAGGCAAAAAGGTTGGACAGGTTGGACAGGTTGGACCAAGCATTGAAATAAAAGAGTTATTTTGGTCCAACCTTGTTTTTGAGGTTGGACCAAACCGTGACAAGGTTGGACCAAACCCCACAAAAAGCGTTTTACCCCTCCCAGTCCGGTTTCTCGCGACCCTCGTCTTCGCCCGCGCCATCGTCGTCCGGCCATGTCACGTCCTGGCAGAGCGCTTCGGCGAAGGCCTCGCGGCAGTGGCTGAGCGAGGGCAGCAGATAGCACCAGGCGCGGCGGCGCACGGGAATGCCGGTCTTGTCTTCGATGTCGACCCAGGGCCGCTTTTTCTCCAGCCCCGCCACCAACTTGGCCAGCTTCATCCCGAAAACGGTTTGCTCCTGCTTGCGCTTGACGCCGATGCGTTCGGATGCCGCGATATAATCGTCGAACAGGCTCTCGCACGGCATCTCCTGCCGCCACTGGCCGCCGCCGCGCGTCGTCGTCCCGGCCATCAGGCGTTCGAACCACCAGCTCTCGACGGAATCGAGCGAGCGGATTTTCTGTTCCAGCAGCGCCTCGGTGCGCGGGATCTGGCGCAGATTGACGCTCGAAAGGTCGAAATCCAGCAAATCGCGCAAAAGCGCCTCTCTCCCGCCGTTCGCCAGCTCGAGGTCCATTTCAGCGAAATATTCATGGTTCTGGGCGCAGCGCGGGTCGATATCGAGCACGCAGAAGCGCCGCTCGTCCTTGCCGGCGGGCACCACCCATTCCTCATTGGAGGTCATGATCAGCCGGACGTAATTTTTCAGCCGGATCGGGTCGACGCCCTTGGCCTCGATCTGCTGGATCGGCGAAGTCACAAGGCCCTTCAACCGCCCTTCCGCCGCCTTGTCGCCTGCCCATACAGCTTCGTCAGCCTGCAGTAGCAGGCAGGTCGCCATATGGGCGTTGAATTGCCCGGTGACGTAGCGGGGGTCGTCGACAAGGAAATAATGGCGGGGCGCCAGTGACCCGAACACCTCGCCGACCTTGGTCTTGCCGGAGCCCATCTTGCCGCGCATCACCAGCGCCACGCCGAGCCGCTCGCGCGGCCGCTGGATCATGTGAGCGAAAAAGCCGAACACCCATTTGTAGAGCCCAGGATCGCCGCGACAGACGTTGTTCAGAAGATGGTCGGCGAAGGTGCCATAGGCGCGCGGGTCGCTCCTGGGCAGCGGCAGGCAGACCAGCCCGCTCCAAAGGTTCAGATAATCCTTGGTGCCCGGCGCATTGTTTGGGTCCGGGAAGAATTCGACCCCGCGATAGGAGCGACGCAGCTTCGACGACAACCACGCCTTGGCCCAGGTGACAGCCTTGATCTTGCCGTCGGAGCCGCAGATTTCGGTGAAGCGATTGGCGAACCACGCATTAAAGGCCTCGATCGTCAGGATGCGCTGCTGGTCCTCCACCATGGCGTCAGGCTGTTCAAGAAAGACAACCGCCTTGGATCCCATCAGGACCAGCGCGAACTCCCGATTGAGGCTATCGATATCGAACCCGAAATGGCGCGGGGTAAGAGCCGCCCCATCCTCAGCCGGGCGAGCGGGAGACTTCGGCGCAAAATTTCCAGCCATGTTCTCTGCGCATAGCGCGTCGGAGACGACAGCCGCGCCTTCGACCATATCGGCGATCAGTTTGGACGGCTCAGTCACGCGCCCCTCCAGCTCATCCGGCGCAATTCGATCGCCCTTTCGCCGCGAGATGCGGCCTCGAACACGAACCAGGCGAAGGGCGCGCCGCTGTTCGACATCCGTTTCCCCTCCCAGCCCTCGCGGTGCATGGTCGGCAGCCGCTCGATCCCCGCCCAGACGCGGGCGAGATGCGTGTCGATCAGGTCGGACCGCCCGGCCCCTTCCAGCGCCATCAGACGCAGCAGCACGATCACGCGCGGCGCCAGCGTCAGGCCATGGCGGATGAACTCGTTCGCCAGCTTGTAGGGCGGATTGGTCACGATCAGTTCGACGTCTTGCGGCGCGCGCCGCTCCATCAGGAAATCGACCGGAGTCAGAATTCCGGGATCGGCGCCTTCATGCGGTACGAGGTCCATCTGAACGACCGAATGGCCAGCAGAAACCAGCTCGCGCGCTATGGCGCCTCGTCCCGCGCAAGGCTCCCAGACATGGACCGGCGACCGCAGGCTCGGCTCGACGCGCAACAATGCATGAACCGCGCAGGCGGGCGTCTCGTAAAGATCGTCTTTCCGGTCCGCCAGGGCATGGCGGGAGGCGCCCTGTTTCATGGGTCTTTTCTCGCTCTTGCCGCGCACGCTTTGGCGTGCGCCAATCTCACGCATTCCCGACCGCGCCTTCCTCGGCCGCGCAGATCGCGGCATGGCGCGTCGCGATGTCGCACACCAGCTGCAGCGCCCGGTCGGACGGCAGGGGCGTCGCCTCAGCGACGTCGAAGGTGCAGGCGACGAGGATCGACAGCAGCGTCGCGCAGACATCTTCCGGCTCCGTTCCCTCAGCCCCGGCCTTGGCGCATAGATCGGCCACGGCGCCGCGCACGGCCTGGTCAGCGTGTGTGAAAAAATCATCCGCGCTCATTGATGGCGCTCCGCGCACAGCCCGGCGGGCGAGGACAGATAGCTGGCGCTGGCGCCAACCTGGCGCATGAGCCGCCGCGTGTTCATCACCGCCTTGCCAATGTCGCAGGGCTCGAAATTCAGCTCGCCCGTTCCAAAGGCGTGCTCGCGCGCGAGATCGCGCAAATGCCGCTCATTGGCCTCAATCGGCGGGCGCGACTCGTCGGCGTCCAGCTCAAAGGGCGTGGCGGCGCCAACCTCGACCAGATCGAGTGGCCAGCGGCCCGCGCGGCGCATCTCATGGATGATGGTGGCGATCGAATTGCGCTGGATCCCGAGCGCCTCGGCGGCCGCCGCCCGGGTCTTGCCGTCGCGCAGCAATTCGACCAGCGCGCGCTCGGTCTCCCGCCGTGTTCTCGATTTCGTCATGCCGCGTGCTCCTTGCTTTGGGCGCCTTCTGGCCGCAACTTGGCGCTCACCAGGAGATCGTTGAAATCTTTGCCAGCCGGGGCCATCACGATCCGGATCGAGAGCCCGGGCCGGGCATAGCGCGCCGCCGCCCGCTGCATCGCCAGCCCGGTGGTGAAGGCGTCGGAATCGCCGTCTCCGAGCAGGACCAGCTCGGTCACGCTGGGGGGAAGAGCGATCCCCGGCGCCGAGAAATCCGGCTCCGCTCCGGGAACCCGCTGCGCCTTCCCGCCAGGCGTCTTCAGCGTCGGATGCGCCACGCTCGAAACAGCCTTGCCGCCAAGATTGCCGAGATCGACCGCGGACCAGAACGCGTCCGAGCCGCGCATTCGCCCCTCGCGCTTCAAGGCCGTGGCGACCGAAAGCACCGTCTCGATCCCTTCGCCCAGGAACAGCCTTTTGGGATCGTCCGGCAGGCGAAGCACGATATGGCCGCCAGCCTTGGCGCCGCGCACCTTTTTCGCCGGCAGCGCCTCGCCGCTGTCGGGGTCGCTCACCTTGGCTTTCCGCGTCAGCGAGGCGTCGAGATAGGTCACATGGACGGCGCAGAAGGCGCCGTCATTGTCGCGCACGGCGGACACCATGGCCGGTCCGCGCATCAGCACGCGTGGCGAGCGCCGCCCCATCTCATCAACCGTCTCACCATGAAAATAAGGCACGGCCCGCGCGCCGCGAATATCAGCCGTCCCGGGCAGCAGGCAGCCCCGCCCGCGCAAATAACTTTCGACGCCCTCGCGGCCAAATAGCTCGGCATGGTCCCACAGCTTTTGCGCCCGCGCGATTTCCTGCGTGCGGAAGAAAGCGGCGGCCTTTTCGCGCTTGTCCTGCTCGGCGGCGCGTTTGCGCGCCAGACGCGCCTCGTCCTCGGCCGAGAGCGACGCCGCTCCGCCCAGGAATTCGACCGCCGCGCGAAAATCGCAGCCGCGCGCCTTCTGCACCAGCGCCAGGGCGTCGCCGCCCTCGGCGCAGACCGCGCACAGCCACAGCGCGCCATTGTCCTTGATCTCGAACCGCGTCGCGCGCTTGCCGCCGCCGCACAGCGGACAGGAGCCGATCAGGTTGCGGCCGGATTTCCGCAACGTCGCGCCAAATTGCGCGGCCAGCGCGCCGAGATCGGCGCGGGCGTTCAGATCCTCGATCTGGGCGTCGCTCAGGCGCATGCGGCGGCCTCCCTGCAGACGCCACGGAAGGTTGCTTCGTCCTCGGTCAGAAAGTCATGGGCGCGCGCCCGCGCGATCGCGGCCGCCGCAACTTCGGCGTCGCATGTCTGCCGCGCGCAGATCGCTTCGAAAGAAAATCCGGCGCGGACATCGTTGACGATACGATCCTCAAAGGATGGAAGGATCCAGCCAAAGAGCGGCTGCGGCCAGCCAACTGGCTCGAATTGAAGTTCCGGCCCCGCGTCCATCAGGAAACCCTCCGCGCGGCTTGAACCATCTTCTCCGCCAGCACCGTGCGGATTTCATCGGCGAGCGAAAAGCCGTCGCGACGCTTGGCCTCCGTCACCACGGACGGAAAATCGACGCGCCGGAAAAACACGCGGATCACGTCGATCCCGAGCGGCTTGGCCCCGAACAGCGCGCACAGCCCACGCAGGACAGGCGGCGAGACATAGCCGCGAATCTCGCCGCCCGAGGCGGACAAAGCCACGAAGGCCCGCAACAGGTCGGCAGGGCCGAAGCGGCGGAACAGCGCGCGCAGCTCCTGGGGACAGGTGCAGTCGCCGCGCTTCATCTGAGCCGCCGCGAGCGGATAGCCGAGGACGCGAATGCCGGCCTCGCGCGCCAGCCGGTCGATCTCGACCGCTTCCGGCTCGCCGCCGGCCAGCGCGGCGCGGAACGTCGCCAGCGCCGACATGCGCGTCACCGCGCCATTGATTGCCGAAAAGGCGATCGCCTGCTTGCGGGCGTCGGCGATGACGATCTGGCAGGGAACCTCCTGTTTGCCGACCAGCCGAGCCGCCGTAGCGCGGTGTTGGCCGTCGATGATGGCGAAAAGGCCGCCCTCGATCGGGGCGACGATCACCGGCGCGAAACAGGCCCAGTCGAACGCCGCCGCGATGCGGGCGATCTGCCTTTGGCCGTTGCGCAGAATGTCGCGCTGATAGGCGCGATCGACCCGCAACAGGGCGAGCTTGATCCATTGCAGTTGCGGCGCGGGACCGGACTCCGGCGGCGCGGGCGGCGTGAAGCCGTCGATGGACAGTTCGGTCAGTTCGCTCACGCCACCCTCCGCAATTCGATTTGAATGGCGCGCCAGATCCCGTCAGGATTTCTCCGGCGCCGCCGCGAAAACACCGCCACGCGCCGACCGCCTTTGAGATAGATCCAGCGCAGGAAGATCATGGGTTGACGCCGGGCTCTTGCGAGCGCTCACGCATGCGCCGCAGCCGACGCCGCTCCGCCCGCGCGTCGTGATCCTTGGCGCGGGCGAAGCAGAATTCGGCGAGGTCGAAGGCGCGGTTGGTCGCCGCGCGATACAGCGAGGAGAGCCAGCTATGCGCCAGCTCGCGAAATCCGGACATGAAAAACCTCGGGTCGGGCGCGCCTAGTCGTCGCGCCGCAATTTGGATTGCAGAGCGGCCTGCCGCCGCTCCAGCTCGGCAAATTCTTCGCGCGCCAAAGCCTCGCGCGCCCAGTCGGGCGGCGAAGACATGACGGCGACGAGAAATTCCGCGCCCCAGAGCTCGATCATCGCGCCCACCGTCAAAAAACCGGGCGCGGCGCGCAGCGCCAGCCAGTTCTCGACATTGCGGGGTGAGACGTTCAGCGCCGCGGCTACGCTCTTGGCGGTGTCATGCGGGAATTTCTCCCGCAGGAAGACCACCATTTTTGCGGGTTCGAACCCGCAAAAATGCGTAGTGGAACACGTAGATTTGCGCATCCGACTGCCCGATAGTTGGGTCGTCGGATGGCTCTTCGGAGTTGGATGCCTCTTCGGAAAGGACGAACGAACAAATGCAGCGGACGTCATCACACGCTCCCCTGCGACACATGGAAGCAAACGAGGCCGAACGCGGCTGGGAAGACGCGAACGGTCGGGACACAGACAGACAGACACAGAAACGATTGCTCGAACGAAGCGAACTTGAGCGCAAAGCCCGGCTTGGCAAGGCCCTGGCGGCGCTCGCTCTCGCGCTGGCGCGATTGGCAATGGCGGGGAAAGCAAGTCATGATGCGCGCCTCCCGGAAAACAGGGAGAGCACCCACAAAGGCGCGCAATCATGCAGAAGGGAACCTATGATCTTGAACGCGCGCTTTTCGTGCTGTCGCGCTTCGCGATAAGGCTGGCGCAAAAGCTTGGCGAGGATGACGCCGTCCGAGTGCGGCTCATCGTCCGCGACCTGATCAAGAACGAAATCAACCCCGGCCTCACCGACGTCGGCGAGCCGGTCCGCGACGATATTTTCCATCTGGTCGATTACATCGATCAGTGGCTGGGAACAGAACCGACGAAACGCCTGGGTCTCAAGCCTCCAGCCATGCCCGGCGAGAAACGTGAAGGATTTCCGCAACGCCGAAAATAATTCATCGAGCGCTTGGTCATCGAAAGGCGCAAGAATCATTTCAATCGGCGCCATCTCAACGACGCCGTCGACCATGATAAAAACCCGCTGCTGACCAAGGACGGCTTTGAGCGCGGCAATTTTTTCAGGGCGAGAACGATTACTCATGACCTGCGCGTCCTCTTGCGGCGACCCGTCGCCACGGGCCACTCAACAGCCAGCATCCGCCGCCACAACCCGCCATCGCCGCCGAAGTCTGTGGCGGCCCCCACCCTCATAAGTTCGGCGGAAAACAACCTGGCGAAATCCGGGCCCGTCATTCCGCAGCCTCCGCCTTGCACCAGGCCGCGAAAGCCCAGAACATTGCTTCCGGCGATATCTGCCCCACCCCATCCGGAATTGTGAAATGAAGCCAACCAAAGACGAGATCGTCGCGGCCATTATTCCGCGCGTCGCCGCGACTCAGGCTCTTGTCATCGAGATGCTCGCCGGCTCCGGCGCGGCGCCCGAAATCATCGCCAGGGCGCGGGAGCAACTCGGCCGGTTCGCTGCCGATCCTGCGACACAGGAGATCGGCCTCGCGGCCCTGCGCAATATCGATGAAATCGGCGCTCAGCTCGCCGCCCGGCGGTCCCGGTGAATTCAGACCAATGCAGTCACCGATGAAGCGTCCGATGGGATCGAGACCGCTCGTCATTCCGCTGCCTCGCCATTTCCATTCCCGAAGGAGTTTTCATGACCACCGCCAACATCGCCTGGTTCACGCGCGATGATGACCTGCGAATCATCGAAGCCAGCGACGACGAGATGGTCGCCACATTCGACCAATGGGAGGCCAAGATGCTGAAAATGCTCGATGGTCTTGAGGCGCAAGGCGTCGTCCCGGTCAAAGTCCCGGTCAGCGCGGCCGAGCTCATCACTTTCGCCAACTCGTCCGGCCGAAAGATCGATACCCACGCAAGGGCCGAACTCGCCGCCGCCAAGCTGATGAAGACACACAAAGGTCAGCACTGACGTCATTCCGCCGCCTCACTTGCTTGCGCGAGGCGCTCGAATAAATTGACGGCGCCAACCACCCCAACGGAAGGACTGGATATGAAATCGAAAGACGGCGCGATGCGCGTCAACGCGCATGGACTTGTCGTGGATGAAAAGGGAAACATCATTTTCCACCCCATGGCTGGATGGATATCCGCGCCAGTCGCGGGCATGTCTGTGCTGCTACAAATCCAATATCTTCAGGACGAAACGACCGACCCCAGAACTCCGGAGCGCATTCAATTCGTGCTGAAGCCTGAATTGGCCCTAGAGCTTGCGGATCAACTCGCCAAAACGGCAGCGCGCATCCTTGGGCAAGGTCGGCCTGAAACAAAGGGTCATTGAGAAGGCGTGCGGCCAGTTCGCGGGTAAGCCTCATTCCGCTGCCTCGCTCGATAACGCGGGGCGCTCGACCCCCTCCGGCCAAACAGCCCCCTCCGGCCAATGATTGGAAAAAGCCTGCAAAGCCCTGGCGATGGTCCGGGCGCCCATGTCGCCGCCGGCCCGCAACTCGCTCATGCGGTTGCCGCGTCCGAGGAACTTAGTCGCAACGGTCGCCTCCGCCTGCCGCGAGGAGGCGGCATAGGCGTCGAACACGGCGATGAGGCTTTCAATCGAAGTCATGTCGCTGACTATAGCGTACAACTGTCCGCTGTCAACAGACGTATTCCGGCTCGCGTCGCGTACGCAATTCCGCAAGAATTGCGCATGCCCTTGCCCAAAGACCCCGTCATGAACAAGCTGATCGGCCTCGCGCAGGAGCGCGGGATGACGCTGAGCGCCTTCGCGACCGCCGCCGGCCTGAACAAGGACACGTTGACGCGTACGGTCGGGCGCGGCGGGACGCCCAGCATGGAGACCCTGCGCAAGATCGCGGCGTGGCTTGGCGTCCCGGTCAATGATTTGCTGGCTTCCGGCGGCCCGTTCGGCGAAACGGCGGCCAAAAACTGGAGAAACCGCGAGATCGCGCCGGCGCCTGTCAAGCGCCCCAGCGCCGAATCAATGCGGCGCGACCTTCCCGTGCGAGGCACGGCGGCAGGCTCGGCCGTCAACGGCTTCGAGATTTCGCCGAATGTCATCGAATATGTGCGGCGGCCGCCGGCGCTCGAAAGCGTGCTGGACGCCTACGCTATCCAGGTCGTCGGTGAATCCATGTCGCCACTGCACCGCCCGGGCGACCTTTGCTTCCTTCATCCCCATCGGTTCCACCGCCGGGGCGATTCGGTGGTCATCCAACTGAAGGCCCATGACGGCGCGCCGATCGAGGCCTACATCAAAACCTTCAAGCGCGAGACTCAGGACGAGATCATCGTCGAACAACTCAATCCGAAGGCCGAAATCCGCTACAAGAAAAACACCATCCTCAGCGTCCATAAGGTTCTGACGATGAGTGAACTATTCGGCATATAAAAAACCACTAAGTTTAATTGGCGTATCCGTAGTGGCGCTTCGAATTCAGTCGGCGAAGCTCGGCGGCTCAAAATGCCACCGGACGAGCGCGGCGCCATCTATCAGAACAACCTTGTCAGATAGCGCCGCCGCGCTGATCGCGTCCGGAGTGAAGGACGAGGTGGTAACGATATAGCCGCGGAATGCCCCGCTTGCTTCGATTGATCCCCAGAATTCGCGAATAGCTGGTCCGCCAACTTTGTTGTCCAAGGCATAGCGCTTGCATTGGGTGGCGATGAGGCCTTTTGGATGCTTCGCAAAGCCATCGACGCCGTAATCATTGGTCTTGCGCGTGACCCAGGCGATGAGGCCGGCGTTTTGAAAGAATGCGACGACATGGCTCTCGAACTGGAATGGATCCATCGCGAGCAAAAAGGCCCGCAACTCGGCCTCCTCAGGCGGGACGGGAGTAAAGGCGGGCGCGACTGGCTCCGCCTTCATAGCTGCCTTCATTTTCGCATTCAGGCGGCGTGAAAATTCATCCTCCGTGATTTTCGCGATGATCGCGGCGATCTGGCTTCGGGTTTCCGGAGATTTGACCACGCCTTCAATGATCGAGGTGACGCCAGCCGCACCGATGAACAGCAGAAGCAGAACCGGGAGCCCGATCGCCCCGCCAAACGCCGCTAACCCTGCCGCATGCCCTCCAACAAAAGGCGCCGCAGCCAGCGTCGCCGGGATTGCGAGTTTGACGGGAAGAGGGAGATTCGACTGTTTGTAATTCCGGACGGTCGTCGCGACACTGTTGGCGACGATCTTTGCTGTCGCGCGATATTCGATGCTGGCGTTGAGAGTCTTCGCCTTTTCGATCGTTGTCGCCTGCGAGCTCAGCGTATCTCGCGCATTTTCAAGCCACTCAATGGCCGCGCGCCTGTCCGCTGCGTCCGTCAAATGCTGAATCGCGAGAACGAACTGATTGATGATCCATTTCCGGATCGAATCGCCAACGCTCTTGATGGCGGTGGTGTGGAACATCATGGGAATAATCCCCAAGGACTAAACAGGAAAAGGGCTTTTAGCATTGGGCGGCCTCCGCAATGCGGGCAGCTTATCGCGCCGGGACGGCCTGCCAAGACCCAGCCGCCCCAAAAACGTCGCGCAACGTACGTGTGTCAGATATGACTTGACAGCGTACAGTTGTCCGCTATTCTCTCCTCCATCGGCCTTCCCACCGATGGAGAAACCCTTGTCAGACCTTGCCACACTTCCCGCCGCGTCCGCGGCGGTTTCCTCCGATATCTCAATCGTCATCCTCGATCGCGGCTTTGTCCTTGTCGGCAAGGCCCAGGTCGATGGCGACTGGGTCGTGACCACCGAAGCGAGCATCATTCGCCGCTGGGGCACGACCAAAGGCCTGGGCGAACTCGCCGCCGCCGGCCCGCTTGAAAACACCAAACTCGACCCCATCGGGACCGTCCGCTCGCCCCTGCGCGCGCTGATCGGCCTCGTCGCGTGCGAGCCGTCCAAATGGAGCGCCTGAGCGGCGGCGACGCCCTGATCCAGACGCTCGACGGCTACGGCTACGGCTACGGCTACGGCTACGGCTACGGCTACGGCGACGGCGACGGCTACGGCGACGGCTACGGCTACGGCTACGGCGACGGCTACGGCTACGGCTACGGCTACGGCTACGGCTACGGCTACGGCTACGGCGACGGCTACGGCGACGGCTACGGCGACGGCGACGGCGACGGCGACGGCTACGGCTACGGCTTTTAGGTCGACCAGCTCACGACGATACGCGCCACACGGGCCCTCGCCCTTGGGGCTGCGGGAAAACCTCTCTCTCGCAGCCCTTTTCCAAAATCGGCCTTCCCACCGATGGAGCCTTGCCTTGTCCCAGCTTTACGCCCAAGAACCCTTGGAAACATCCGGCGCGCGATCGCATTTGACCGATCCGCGCGAAATCACTGCGCTGATGGCGCAGGACCTGAACGACCTCCGCCGCGAATGCGGCTCGGTCACCCAGCCCCAGCTGCTCGATCGCGGCTGGACCGCGCGCCAGGTCAAAGACCATTTCCTGCACGCGATGGAAGAGGCCTTCCGCACCTATTGCGAGACGGCGGCCCCGCCGCATGAAGCCGCCCAGGCCGCGCCCTTCCTCGAATTCGACCGCAACATGCGCGAGCGGTTGGCGGACGCCGGAGCGAGCGATTTCGACCGCGAGATGCGGACCCAGCTCGCGCGCATCGAGGCCCCGCTTCATGCGATCTCTCCCCTCGGACCGGACGAGGCAGCGTGATGGCCTTTTTCCATGTCACCCTCAATGTCCGCGAGGCCGGGCGTTCCCTCAAACTGATCGTCGAGGTGCCCGGTGCCGACGTCGATCAGCTGTTCTCCTTCCTCGACGGCGACGACAAATGGCTGTTCGGCCTTGAATGGAGCACCGTCCGCGATGGCGACCGCCGCCGCTGGATCAACCACGAAACCGCGATCAACCTCGCCAATGTGGCACGGGTCAATCTGATCCAGTCGCCAATCGACCGCGAGCAGGAGATTGATCAGCCGGAAGCCGCGCCGGAGATCTCTATCCATATGTCCGGCGCCCAAAGCCTCGCCTCTGGTGATTTCGCCTCGCTCGTCACGCTGACGAAGGCGCGCGCGGAGCCCGGCCAATGACCGCGACCTTCGCGCCGCGCTCTGGCGTTCGCCAACCGCTTGGCGAGACCAGGCCCACCACCGCCGCCGCGGAAAAAATCCTGCGCCACGCCGACGACGCGCTCGCCCAGGGCGAGAAAAGCGCCGGACGCCTCGCGCTGGCCCTGTTGGAGGAAAGCGCCGCCTTCGGCGCCATCGCCGCTGCGCAGATTCTGCGCGAGCGCCTCGCGCCCGGCCGCGCCGCCGCCAATCTCAGGAGGGCCGCATGAGCCGCGCCCTCCCCATCCTCGAGGAAGCCGCCGCCGCGCTCTGCGTCACGGCCTATGTCCTCGCCGTCATAATCTGCTGCCTCGCCGCCGATCCGGCGCCAGATCGGGCCGCGCCGACCTCCCCGGCCGCCCGCCACTCCGCCGTCTCCAGACCCGTCTCGCGTTCTGGAGACGGCGGCTTTTACAACCCGAGCCGCGACCCCGTCGGCAAGCTGCTCGCCCGCCTCGAGGAGACGCGCCCATGAAACCGACTCCCCCCATGCCCGAAAGCCGCATGAGGTATGCTGCGACTTCCCTCAGCCGCGCGATTCACGATCTCGAGCGCCTCAAGGAGCGGATCGAGAACGCGGATTTCATCGCGCCCGATAATGTAGCGGGTCTCGACGGATTGGCCGGCGCCGCCTTGCTCGCCAAGCACCTCGCCGAGCGCGTGGTCGAGATGAGCGAGGCGATTTTTCATGAAACGCGCCACTTCGTGCACGTCGCCTATGAACAAGCCGAGCAGGAGCCCAGCCCGTGATCTGGACCCAGACCCTGCGCGGCAAGGCCTTCGACCTGCTCAACCCCGATCTGAAGCTGGTCGATTTCAAGGAAATCGCCGACCACCTGTCGACGATCCACCGCTACGCCGGAGCGGCGGAAAAGCCGGTCTCGGTCGCCCGGCACACCCTGATCGCCTTCGACGCGGCCCAGCCGCAAGACCGCGCCGTCGTGCTGCTGCATGACGCGCATGAGGCCTATATCGGCGACCTGACCACGCCGACCGCCCGCGCGCTTGCCGCCAGAATCAAGCGGCAATCCGGAGCGAAAGCCGCCGAGTCCTTCGAACTCGGCCTTTATTCTCTCAAACTCGAACTCGACGCGGTTATTTACGCCGCCGCCGGGCTGGCAATGCCCCTCCCCGCCCAGCGCGCGCGCATCAAACTCGCCGATTTGATCGCCCTGCGCACCGAGCGCCGCGACTTTCTCGCCAAGCCTCCGCAGCCCTGGGCGGCGGAGATCGAGGCGCTCGCGCCGCTGCCAAAGAAATACAAGCTGCGCCCGGCGCCAGACCTCGCCGAAGAGCTGTTCGAAAAGTTCAAAACCTACCTCCCCGCCCTGCGCCAGAGCGCGGCGTAACCACACAGCCGGCGAGCGGTTGGCGCAGGCCAGAGCGACCCGGCGACAAGAAAGGACTCACAATGGCCAAGATACGCGACGCTTCCACACTGCTCGGCATGATTGACGGCGGCGAGATCGCCGCCGACCTCACCACAGAGATCACTGACACGCTGGCCGCGATCGAAGCCAGCCGCGCCGGCCGCAAGAAAACTTCCGTCTCCGGCAGCGTCACGCTGAAAATCAAGTTCAAGGCCGAGAACGGTGGTGTGACCATCGACGCCGATATCGATTCCAACCGCCCCAAGAAGGTGCGCGGCTCGACCTATCTCTTCGTCGACAGCGACGGCTCGCTTTCGACCGAACACCCGCAACAGACCGACATGTTCAACGGCCCGCGCGACCTCTCGCGCGCGGTCTGACCCCTTTTTGACGGAGCCTGCCCAACATGAGCAATGAAATTCCCAACGCCGAAGCGCTGACCAAACTGACGCAACTCGCCGCCGAAGCGCGCGGCGGCGAAATCGTCTCCCTCGCCGCGCCGGATGGCGTCAAGGGCGTTCCAGCCGTGATCCCGGCCCTCAAGATCGCCGGCGCGACGCCGCAGCTGGTCAATGTCCAGGGCTTGTTCGAACATTGGCGCACCAAGCCTTCGGCCAAGCGCGGCGTCGCCCGCGCGCTGACGCTCGACAGCTTCATCGCCCTGACCGTCCGCCACAAGACCGGCCATTCCGCCCTGTTCGCCGATACGACCTGGACGAAGCCGGGCCTCACCGCCGTGATCGATTATCACGAGGCGGTCAATGGCGGCGAGCCGGACAATGGCAAGCACCGCGTGGCCTATGAATTCCCGCTGTCCGAGGAATGGAAGGCGTGGGTCCAGACCAATGGCGAGCCCTTCAAGCAGATCGATTTCGCCGCCTTCATCGAAGACCGCATTGCCGAACTCACGGCGCCGACGAACGAAGAGGCCAGCCTTTACGAGGACGTGTTCGCGACCAAGATCGCGACGCCGGCTGAGCTCGTCACCCTCTCGCGCGGCCTCCAGGTCAATGTCGACTCCCGCGTCAAGAACGCCAGCGTGCTGCAGACCGGCGGCGCGCAGATCGTGTTCGAGGAAGAGCACCGCGACGCCAATGGCAATGTGCTGAAAGTGCCTGGCCTGTTCATGCTTGCGGTCGCCCCCTTCTTCATGGGCGAAAAGGCGCGCATCCCCGTGCGCCTGCGCTACCGCGTCTCGGGCGGCTCGATCCTTTGGTTTTACCAGATCTATCGCCCCGATCTCGCCGTGACCCAGCGCGTGCGCGAAGACCTCGCCCGCGCCGCCGAACAGACCGAGCTTCCGGCCTTCGAGGCCGCGCCGGAAATGTCGGCCTGACGCAAAGGCCGGGCCCCGCGCCCGGCCGCCCCTTCTCCGAGGCGACACATGAAACTCACCCTCCCCCGCAACGCCCTGCTCAAGGCGCTCGATTTCGTCACCCGCGCCGCGGCGCGCAAATCAACCATTCCGATTCTCGGCCATGTCCGGCTCGAGGCGGCAACCGCTGGCCTGACGCTCTGCGCCACCAATCTCGACATGGAGGCGCAGACCCGGATCGACGCCGAGGTCGCGGCGACAGGCGCGCTCACCGTCGCGGCGACGACCCTGCACGACATCGCCCGCAAGCTTGCTGACGGCGGCGCCGTCTCGCTCGACGCAACGGGCGAAAATCCGCGCCTCGCCGTCAAATCGGGCCGCGCACGCTTCGCCCTGCAGACCCTGCCCGTGACCGACTGGCCCGACCTCCAGGCGGGCGAACTGCCGCACCGCTTCGCGCTCGACTCCAAGATCCTGCTGCGCGCCTTGCAGAAGACCGCCTTCGCCATCTCGACCGAAGAGACGCGCTATTACCTCAACGGCGTCTATCTCCATGTCGCGCAGACTGACGCCGGCCCCGAGTTGCGCTTCGTGGCGACCGACGGCCACCGCCTCGCCCGGTTCGGCATGCCCGCCCCGAAAGCGGCCCAACAGATGCCCGGCGTGATCGTGCCGCGCCAGACCTGCGCCGAAATCGCCCGCCTCGCCCAGGCATCGCCTGGCGGCGCCGTCGCGCTGGCGCTCAGCGAGAGCAAGATCGCCGCCGAGGCCGGCGACATGCGGCTGCTGTCCAAGCTGATCGACGGCACGTTCCCCGATTACGAGCGCGTTATCCCGCGCCAGAACGACAAGATGGCCATTCTCGACCGCGCAGGCCTCGCCGCCGCGATCGACCGTGTCTCGGTCCTCTCCAGCGAGCGCGGCCGCGCCGTGAAGCTGGATTTCACCGACGCGGCGCTAAAGCTTTCGGTCGTCAACGCCGACATCGGCGACGGCAGCGAGGAGCTGGAGGCCGATTACGACGCCGATCCGCTCACCACCGGCTTCAACGCCAAATATGTCAACGAGGCGCTGGCCGCTCTCGACGGCGAAAAAGCCCTGTTCGAACTCGGCGGCGCGGGCGACCCCGCCCTGCTGCACGACCCGGACGCGCGAGACCTGATGATTGTGCTCATGCCGATGAGAGTGTCGTGATGGAGCTCATTCTCGATTCCTTCGCCGGCGGCGGCGGCGCGAGCCTCGGGATTGAAATGGCGCTCGGCCGCTCGCCCGACGTCGCCATCAATCACGACGCCGACGCCCTCGCCATGCACGAGGTCAATCACCCGGCGACGTTGCATCTCAACTCCAACATCTGGCAGGTCAATCCCGACGAGGTCATGCCCGGCCGGCCGATCGGGCTGATGTGGGCCTCGCCCGATTGCAAGCACCATTCGAAAGCCAAGGGCGGCAAGCCCTTGTCGCGCAACATCCGCGATCTGGCGTGGGTGGTCGTGCTCTGGGCCCAGCGGCGCCGGCCGCGCGTGATCTGTTTGGAGAACGTCGAGGAATTCCGCGATTGGGGCCCGCTCTGCGCAAACGACAGGCCGATCCCCGAACGCAAGGGCGAAACCTTCGCCAAATGGACCGGCGAACTGAAAAAGCTCGGCTACAAGGTCGAATGGCGCGAGCTGCGCGCCTGCGACTATGGCGCGCCGACGATCCGCAAGCGCCTGTTTCTGATCGCGCGCTGCGACGGCCGCCCGATTGTCTGGCCGACGCCGACGCACGGCAATCCGAAATCGGACGAGGTCAAGAGCGGCAAGCTCCTGCCCTGGCGCACGGCGGCGGAGATCATCGACTGGTCGCTGCCCTGCCATTCGATCTTCCTGACCAAAGAGGAAGGCCGCGCCGTCGGCGTCAACCGGCCATTGGCCGAAGCGACGATGGCGCGCATCGCCAAGGGCGTGCAGCGCTATGTGATCGACGCGGCGGAGCCATTTATCGTCACCTGCAATCATGGCGGCGACCATTTTCGCGGCCAAGGCCTCGACGACCCGTTCAATACCGTCACGGCGGCGCGCGATGCCCATGGGCTGGTCGTTCCCATCATGACCTATGGCCAGCAGGGCGGCGCGAACAGAGCCGCAAGCGATCCACTCCACACGGTCACCGCGTCGACTAAGGACACGAATGCGATCATCGCCGCGACCATATCGCGCCAGTTTGGCCAATCGGTCGGTTCCGCAATTGACCACCCGATCGGGACCGTTACCGCAGGCGGCGGGGGCAAGTCGGCCCTCGCGGCCGTCCATCTAACCAAATTCAGCGAGAACAGCACCGGCCATCTGCCCGACGAGCCGCTCCATACCGTCATGGCCGGCGCGCCGCGTCACGGCGTCGTCGCCGCCTTTCTCGCCCAGCACAATGGCGGAACCTGCCCCGGCTCGCGCGCGGCGGATGAGCCCATCTCGACCGTCACGGCGACCGGCGCGCAGCAGGCCGTCGTCTCCGCCGGGCTGCTCAGCCTCAAGGGCTCTGATCGGCGCGCCAGCGATATCGAAGCGCCGCATCCGACCGTGACGGCGCAGGGAATGCATAGCGCCGAGGTCCGCGCCTTCCTGGTCAAATATTATGGACAGGGCGGCCAAGACCAAACCCCGGCAGACCCTCTGCACACAGTCCCGACAAAAGCGCGGTTCGGCCTGGTGATGGTTCACGGCGAGCCATACGAGATCGTCGACATTGGGATGCGGATGCTGCGCCCGCGCGAATTATTCCGCGCCCAGGGCTTTCCGGACTCCTACGTGATCGACCGCCGCCCCGACGGATCGAAACTGACCGGGACGTCATCGGTCCGCATGTGCGGCAATTCGGTTTCGCCGGTGATGGCGCGGGCCCTTG